AGCGAATTAGCTTTTGGGGCGATCGCAGTGCTCTTATTGGTCAATTGGTTGAAGTAAGAGCTGACGCTATTACACAGAATCAAGACGGCACTTACAGTTTGCGCTTTCCACGCTTCAAAGGCTTCCGTGGCTTTGTAGCAGGCGAGAAACTATGATCATGAACGAAACATTGATTCGACAGCTTGTGGAGCAAAATGAACGCATTGCAAATCTGTACAACATTGGTCCGGTACAACGTGCAGAAGTAGAACAATTTGTTGAATCGATTGTTAAAGAAGCAATCGAGAAGATTGAATCTAACTATGTGGCAATGGTCGGAACTTATCCAGGTGCTCACAATTCAGCAATCAGGAAATGTGTAGTTACTGTGAAAGAGCACTTTGGCGTAGAAGAATAATATGTTTAATTTTGACTTATCATTGCGTAATCCATTTAGCAAACGCTTCAAGCTATTATCTGGTAAAAGTGGTACCTTGCTTTCAAACAAAGCATGGGAAGCCAATGTATATGCAACTAACACAATTGTTAAATTTAGCATTGCCATTACCACAAGATCTGATCACGCTGGCCTAAACATTTATATTGGCCTTATTGGGTTTGAATACGAATTTCATTTTTACGATACTCGACACTGGTGCTATAAAACCGACAGCTGGGAGTAAGTTCGAGTAGCTGTCTGCATTAGGTATGCATATATACACAAAACAGGAATATTATCATGTCAAAGGTAGTTGTAGAATTTTACAAGATTGTTGACGGTGCAATTGCACCTGTCCAAGTCCGAACCGAAGAATGTTACGATGAAATTGAAGCTGATACATTAGTCGAACAAGAATGCCATATGTACGATATGGTTAAGATCGTTCCTGCAAACTCTAAATAAATTATCATGCTACTATACGAAGCTGCTCTCATATTGCTTTTGATTAAGCATTGGTATATTGATTTTGTAATGCAAACTCCTCGCATGGTAGAGGAAAAAGGCCAGTACGGTAAGTGGTACGGCATCTTGCATAGCTTGCAACATGGTATCGCTACCTTTGCTATTTTTGCATTAGGTGGCCTGCAACTTGCTGCAATCCTTGCAGTAATTGACTTTGTTACACACTATCATATTGACTGGATTAAAATGAACTATGGTAACAGAGATATTACAACTCCGCAGTTCTGGAATCATCTTGGCATGGATCAGCTGGCACATCAGTTAGTTTATATCACAATCGTTTCTGTCTTTGTTCGCCTGGCATGATAAGTAAAGTGAAAATTACACAAGTTGCCAATGAATATATTTGAAAAAGCATTACAAAAACAAACCCCAATACCAGTTGCAAAAAAAGAAATCAAGTTAAGCCCGCGTAAGAATTACGGGTATACTGAATACTTTCAAAAAGCAGAGGTTATGCGAGATCGCCTCGGAGAAGTTAGCACCAGCATGTGCCTGGCCAAGTGGTTGCAAGTTAGTATCAATTTGGCCAATGGAACTACGCAAAGTTGTTACCATCCGCCAGTACACGCAATTCCACTATTAGAGTTACAGGCCAACCCCAGCGCATTACATAATACAAAATTTAAGAAAGCTGAACGAGCATTGATGCTGGATGGCAAACGGCCAAGTGGCTGCGACTATTGCTGGAAGGTCGAAGATGCAGTAACAGAATATGATTCGAGTCATCTATCCGATCGTCATTATAAGTCAAGCGAGTTTTGGGCAGAACCTTATCTCGAAGAAGTAGTAAGCCAGCCAGCAGACTTTAATATCGTCCCTCGCTACGTTGAAGTAAATTTTAATCAAGCATGCAATTTTAAGTGCATGTATTGCAGCCCGCATATTAGTTCAGCTTGGCAAGATGAGATTGAAGAACACGGCCCTTACAAATTAGAGCATACTGAACACAATAATCTAAAATCATTGAAAGCTGCTGGGTATATGCCCATTGTTGCAGCCAGTAAAGATAATCCATATGTAACAGCATTTTGGAAATGGTGGCCAACAATTTATCGCAACTTGCGGGTATTCCGTATGACCGGTGGTGAGCCATTGATGGATAAGAATACCTTTAAGGTACTTGACTATGTAAATGAAAATCCGCACGGACAGTTGGAACTCAGTATAACCAGCAATATGTGCCCGCCTGATCAAAAGCTATTGGACAAGTTTATCAAACAAGTACAGGCACTTGAAGTAATTCGCACATACGAAGATAAAGACAACTTTAATGAGTTCTCAGGCAACAACTGGTATGTTGACAAAGGCTTCAAGCACTTTTGGTTATATGTAAGCGTAGACTCTGTTGGTGCGCAGGCAGAGTACATGCGTACAGGTCTTGACTACAATCGCATGATGGATAATGTACGAAGGTTTCTAAACGAAACACGGTATACTACTGTTAGCTTTATCAATACATTCAACATTCTGTCCATTCCAGGTCTGAAGCAGTATTTGCAAATGGTATTGGATTTGCGTAAAGAGTTTGGCAGTGATGCACAGACAGAATTTGAAATTGCTCCAGTTTCAACAGAACATGAAATCGCAAACGGCATTGAGCATAAGCAATATAAACAGAAAAAGTTCCAGCGTATATTTTTGGATATACCGTTACTAAAGTTCCCATCCTGGTTTGATTCACAGAATGCAGGGCAGTGGGGAATAGATATTGTAGAAGATTGCGTTAAGTTTATGGAAGAAAATGTGCAAGCGAAGGATTATCATCTAACGTTCGAAGGCTTTAAACCGCACGAGATCCTTAAACTAAAACGCAATTTGACTATTATGAAAGAAACTGCGGCAATTGAAACTCTTGATGCAAATAAGCGCAAGTTTGCACAGTTTATCGAAGAATACGATCATCGTAGAGACACCAAGTTTGAAACAGTATTTCCCGAGATGGTGGAATACTACGACGAGTGTAAGTCGTTAAATAACAGATATTAAAAACAGGAATACTATGCCAAAAAAACATAACGAAACATTTGCCCAATATAAAATTAGAATGGTTGACTCAACAAGCGATAGCTTTTGTGCAGCCAAGTGGCTCAACGCCACAATCTGGTTAGGCAATGGACAAACAACCAGCTGCCACCATCCATTGGGACATCAGATTGATGCAGCTGAATTAGAAACTAACCCATCTGCAATTCACAATACTCCGCATAAGAAACTTATGCGCAAGATGATGCAAGAAGGTACACGTCCACAAGAGTGCGAGTACTGCTGGAAGATTGAAGATATTGGCCGTGAAAACATCAGCGATCGTGTTTACAAGACAGCCGTGTTCAAAGACGAAGATGTTATTGCAGCGGCAACTACACACTGGCAACATGACACAATGCTAAAGACATTGGAAGTATCGTTTGATCGTACTTGTAATTTCTCTTGCTCATACTGCAACCCATCGTTCAGTACCAGCTGGGTAAAGGACATCAAGAAGTTTGGCCCATATCGCAACATCAATGGTGATTCGCGTAGCCACTTCATCAATGCTGCTGACCATGCAATTCCTATTGCAGATGAAACTAATCCGTACATCAAAGCATTTTGGCGCTGGTGGGATGAAGGACTATCTGACAGCTTAGATGAGATTCGTATCACAGGCGGCGAGCCACTTATGGCCCCAGGTGTATGGAAGCTGATGGATTGGTTCAAGAACAATCAAGAACGTTCTACTCGTCCAGACGGCAGCGTATTACGTTATGCCATCAACAGTAACCTAGTGCCCAAAGATGACCTAATGGACAAGTTCATTGAGATGAGTAAGTTTGTGCCGCACATGGAAGTATACACCAGTAATGAAAGCGTTGGCGCACACAGCGAATACATTCGCGATGGTATGGTCTACAGCAAGTGGAAAGAGAATCTACATCGCTTGCACACAGAAGGCAATATTAAAAAGACACACATGATGATGACCATCAACAGTTTGTGTCTTGCAAGTATTGTTGAATTCATGGACGAGATCTTAGAGTTTAAGCGCGAACACAAGACTGTATATCCCACAATGAGCTTGAACATTTTACGATTCCCGTCGTTCCAATCATGTGCTATGTTGCCAACCAGCATTCGTCAACTATACAAGAACAAGTTACAGACATGGTTAGATGATCAGATTGCCCGGGATGAAAAAGTTGACTTTATGGGCAATGGCAACATGTGGCCTATCCTAACTCCAATTGAACGTGAACAGGTACAGCGCCTGATTGACTATCTTGATGTTATTAAAACTCCGCACAAGAACGTTAAGGACATGGCACAGCAACACTTGGACTTTAAAAACTTCTATACACAATACGATGTGCGCCGTGGTAAAGACTTCTGTGCCACATTCCCCGAAGAGTTTGTAAACTGGTACAACAGTATTGAAACACCAGTACCGACACGTGACGAAATCCTGGCTGGGACTTATAGCGATGAAACCGGAGGCATTCCCGATCATCCACCAGAAGATCCAAGTAAGGAAGAATTCTTTAACCCGGATCTACAATGAGCAAAATAATCCCAATCTGGGGTGATAATGCTCGTGTACATGCAGATAGTCCTAATAAGACATTCTGCATGGCGCCCTGGCGCCACACTTACATTAGCCCACAAAGCGAACGCAGAATGTGTTGCGCAAGCCGTGAGGAACACTCATTCCAAAAGCAATACATCGATGCTACCAACGACAAAGCCTACGGCGAAGTTTCTGACAGCAAGACTGCATTAGCAGATTACAATCCAGTTTCTTTAAAAGAACATTGGAACAGTGATTACATGAAAGACATTCGCGTTAAGCTGATGGCTGGCGAAACTATTCCACAGTGTGACGTATGCAACAATAATTTGCTTATGGAAGGTAGTTACCGCGGCTGGTTCACAGGTGTGCTATTCCGTGATCAAATTGAAGAAGCTTTCGCTAAAACTGACGAGACTGGTTACACCACAATGGAGCCAGTTAGCTTTGACTATCGCTTCAGTAACCTATGCAACTTCAAATGCCGTATGTGTGGCGAACAGTTAAGCAGTAGCTGGGAAGTCGAAAAGAAAGTACACAAGCTCTGGACTCCAAAAGATCAACCGTTTATGGTGCCTGAAATTAAGAGTGCAATGCAAGACTTTCAAACTACAGTGGTAGAACCAGAGTTTAAGGATGCAGTTACTCGTGGTATCATTGAGGAAATGTATTGGGTAGGCGGCGAGCCATTGATGTACGATATCCATTGGTGGACACTTGAAGAAATGCTTCGTAATGGCAGTGCTGACAAGTGCTATATGCGTTATAACAGCAATCTAAGTCGTGTGCAGTTTGGAAATAAAAATCTGTTTGATTACCTTCCCAAGTACAAAGACTGGATGATGTGCGCAAGTATAGACGGCACAGGTGACATTGTGGAATACATTCGTACAGGTATCAACTGGAACGAATGGCTTGCTAACTTCAAAGAAGGTGTCGGCTTACCAGGCGGGCAAGATAAGATGAAGTTAGATCTTACTATTACTGCCCCGGGTATGTTTTCTCTACGGGACTTGTTTGATCTGAGTTTAGAACTCAATGTAGAGATCATTACTAAGATTACGTTTGCATTTCATGCTGACATTATGTGGACGCCAATGAGCTGGCCGCGTCATATCTTAAATCGTCATATTGAAGAATTGATTGCATACATGAGACCATTGGCAGGATCAAAGCAACAAAGTCTTATCACAGCATTAGAGTCAATGCGTGATAGTAGACAAACACACAAAGAAGCGTATCCAGATACATTTGCTACAGCAGCTAAGAATGGTAAAGGATGGGTTACGCAGTTAGAAACAATCCGCAAGGATGTTAAAACAACTATGTCTTCTATCTACTCTGCTGATCCAGAGTTGCAGGCCTGGTGGGATAACATATGAGCAAGACATTATGTGTCTTGCCATGGATGCACTTGGCAAGTCACCCCAATGGTGGCCAAAGCCTATGCTGCCGTAGCAATCATACAGATGCAGTCAGCTGGGCAATGAAACCTGGCACTACACTTCCTCAGACATTTGAGGATGCTACATTGCTCGAGATGTCAAACAGCGAAACATTTGTAAGAGTGCGTGAGCAGATGATTGCTGGCGAACAGCCTGTAGAATGCGAAGGCTGCTGGAAGGATGAAGCAGCAGGTATTCCAAGCAAGCGAGAATATGAAAACCAACGTTGGCAACATATCATTCCCGAGCTTGAGCAAACAGCAGTACTAAGCAAACCAAACTATCGTTATGTGGAACTACGATTGGGCAATGTGTGCAACAATGCCTGCGTAACTTGCAATAGCTTTAGCAGCAGTAAATGGTATGCAGACGAAGTTAAGATCTCTAAGGACTTGCCTTGGTTTAAGTTGCGACCAATGGAAAACTTTAAGTGGCATGATCGCCCGGCGTTTTACGAAGAGCTTGCAACATTAAGCAATGATGTAGAAGAAATATATATCAACGGTGGTGAGCCAACGCTTATCAAAGCACACTTTGGTTACCTTGAAAGTCTTATTAAGAGCGGTCAAGCTGCTAACGTACATCTTGTTTATAGTTTAAACATGATGGACATTCCTGACAAGCTAACAGCATTATGGGAACACTTTAAACGTGTCACTGTAAATTGTAGCGTGGACGATATTGGTGAACGCAATTTTTATATTCGTTGGCCAAGCGTATGGGAAGATACAGTTCGTAGTATAAGGAAATTAGATTCAATACACACAGTCGAGTGGCACGTGACGCAAACTGTAAGCATCTATAATATCTTTAGTGTAGATGAACTTGACGCATGGCTACGTAATAACTTTGACAAGTCAACTACACATAATTATGTACTGTATCCCGAACATCTAAGTTTAGCTGCAATACCCAACAATGTCAAAGATCAATTGCGATGGAAGTATCAAAATTCGTTTAACGAAGATAAACGCAACGAGCTGATGGCAAAGTTAGACATGCCGTATCGTCCAGAGCTAACTATACAAGCGAAGGAGTTTGTTGAAGCTCTTGATCGCAGCCGTAATTTAGATTATAAAAATTACGTACCTGAATTAGGAAAGATATTAAATGGAACAAGTTGATAAAAATGATTACAACCAGGAGCCAATTTCGTGGCAACAGTATCTTGATGAGATTGGACCACTCTTCAGATTCTGTACAAATGCAACAGTATTAGAAATTGGGCCATATTATGGACATCATACTAAACTCATTGAGACTTTTGGTCCCGAAGCAATTACGTTAGTTGAAAACAATGCAGATGCAGTTAACGTATTACGTCAAAGATTCGAACATGAGATTATACATGCTGACATAAACGATTTTCTTAAAGTAAATCGACATTTTGATGTTGTAGTTTGTTGCGGAGTATTGTATCATTTGCATTCGCCTGTGCATCTATTGGAGTTAATTGTTAACATGTCAACCCCAAAAATTGTAATATTAGAATCAGTTAATGTGTCAACTATTGAAATGACTGTTGAGCCTGACAATAACCCGGGTATGCGATACATTGACGAAAGTTGGAAATCAGCGAAGTGTAATATGGTGTTGCCATTTAATACAATTATTAGCATTATGAAAACACTTGGGTACAAACTTGCAGACCACCATATGCAAGGTTATCCTAACATTATATCTAAACAAAACGTACAATCAGCAGTTTTTATACAACAATGACAATTACACAAATACCAATTCAGATTGATCATAGCTTCTGTGCAGCAAAGTGGCTTATGGTCACCATGCACTTTGGCATGGGCGAGAATCACTCTTGTTATCATCCTCCTATCCATCGTTGGGATTTAGATGATGTCAAAGCTAACCCTGGTGCATTGCACAACAGCAAGCACAAGATTAAACAGCGTGAAATGATGCTGACTGGCATCCGTCCCAAGGAATGCAACTACTGCTGGAACATGGAAGACATTGATTCCACAGCAGTAAGTGATCGTAAACGTTTTACCAACGAAACCTGGGCAATTGAACGTCGCCAAGAGATATTATCTGCGCCTGCTGACGCCTACATTGGTCCAGCACACTTAGAAATATCATTTGCCAACGTATGCAACTTTGCCTGCGCCTACTGTAGTCCAGGTCAAAGTAGTACATGGGAAACGGAAATCCGTAAACACGGTTCATACCCAATTGAAGATGCGACTGTGCATAAGGATAAAATGCACGATATGATTCCTGAAGATAATAATCCGTACATTGATGCATTTTGGGAATGGTTGCCGTCGATCTATTCTGGCCTACGTTATCTACGTATTACAGGTGGCGAACCTTTGGCTACTCGTAACTTTATGAAGTTGTTGGACTACGTTGCAGAGAATCATAACCCTGATTTAACGTTAGTGGTAAACACTAACTTATGTGTGCCTGAAAAGAACTTAGATTTATTCTTTACCAAAGCAACTGCATTACTTGAAGCCAAGACTATTAAAGGGCTTGAAGTTTATACCAGTATGGATACATGGGGACCACAAGCCGAGTACATTCGTGACGGATTAGATATTGAGAAGTGGGAAGCAACTGTTCGTAAGGTCAGTACCACGTTCGGAGTTCCGATTCGAGTCATGGTCACATTTGGATTGCTTAGTGTGTTTAACTTCCAAACCTTTGTTGAAAAGGTCATAGAAATGCGCTCACAAGGCATAGATATCATGTTTAATTGCTCCAGACTTGTAGATCCTAAGCAGTTTGACCTTAGAATATTGCCTGACGAATGCGATCACTACTTTGATGCAGTAAATAATTTTATTGTGGATAATAATGACATTGTTAAGGTAGAAACTGAAACATGGGCAATGGTTTATCAGTTCTGGAAAGCCAGACACACTACAATGACAGTGATCGAACGTGATCATCGACGGGATCAGTTTGCCAAGTTCACAGCCGAATACGACAAACGTAGAACATTGAACTTCAGCGCAACATTTCCGGAGTTGGCAGGATGGATTTAATTCATAATATGAATCAAGCACTTGAAGAATTAAAAAAATCAACAAGTCAAACTTTGTGTTTAGCAAAGTTTCACGAAGCTACTATCTGGCTATATAGTGGCCGCATTGCTAGTTGCCATCATACTCCTTTAGTACCATTGGGTGATAGTGTACTCACATTCTTTAATCCAACTGAAAAACGTAAGCAACAAGAATCAATGCTAGCTGGCAACAAGCCGTCTGAATGTTCATACTGCTGGAAATTAGAAGACAAGAATCTTATCAGTGATAGATATAAAAAATCAATCAGCTTCAAATCTACACTGACTGCTGTTGAGTATTTGGATCCTACTTATAATTTTAAACCTAAGGCATTAGAATTATCATTTCAGAATCTTTGCAATTTGGCCTGTAGCTATTGCAGTGCAGAATATAGTTCTAAGTGGGCAGATGATCTAACAAAAAACGGTAATTATACTAAGATTACAACTGACAAACGCTTGCATTATCAACGCGGAGTAGACAATCATACCCCAGTTGATATGACTTTATTTTGGGATTGGTTTAATACAGTCGCTGATGGAATTGAATCGCTTCGTATTACTGGCGGCGAACCATTGCTCCATGAAGAAACATTTAAAATGCTTGATATCATGCAGGAAATCAATCCAAACATTGAGTTTGTAGTACATACAAATCTTTGTCAAAAACCTGTAATTATTAGTCGATTTGTTGATAAAATATCAAAGTTCAATAATGTGCGTGTAAACATAAGCAATGAAAGTGCAGGCGACGTAGCTGAATTTATACGTGATGGAATGAATTACAATGAATGGTTAGCGAATCTTAAAGTACTATCAAATAGCAACGCCAACCTAAGTGTCAGTACTACTATCACTGCATTAGCATTAACAAGTCTAGATCAACTATACACTGATGTCATTGCGATTCGCAATGCGGCTAACCAAAAAGTATACATTTCGATTAACTTTGCTACATATCCAGAATTCCAATCAATTAGTTGTCTGACTCAGGATGAATTGCAGTTTTATTATAATAAGTACATCGTGTTCTTTGATAACATCAAGGATGATCTATTAGAGATTGAACACAGCCACATAATAAGACTATTAAAAATGATGCAATCGGATGAAGATGTAAATCAGCCAGTGCTTCGGAAAGATTTGAATTCTTTCTTTGAACAGTACTCTGTCAGACGTAATAAGGTTAACCTAATAGGAACAATTGGATTGAAATGAATAATATACCAGTTAACAAGATATGCAGTATGCCTTGGGTTGGGTTTAGCAATGATCCCGACGGTAAAGTGCGGCCGTGCTGTTTGTACAAAGGTCATATATCAGAGAATGATAAACCAATGTATGTGCAGCAGCACAGTGTAGATGACATTTTTAAAAGCAAATACATGCGTGACTTGCGCGATGATTTTAGAAATGGTAATCAGCCTTCGGCCTGTTCCACCTGCTGGGTAGATGAAAAAAATGGATTTAAAAGCAAACGATTGATTGCCAATGAAATCTGGAAACATCATCAAATTGACTATATGGAAGAACCAGTTCTTCCAGTTGAATTTCAGATGATTATAAACAATTCCTGCAATCTAAAATGTCGGTCTTGCACGCCTAGCCATAGTACCCAATGGCAAATTGAAAATGTTAAAATTAATGGAAGTTCAGGTTACAATATGCCGCATGGCCAAGCAGGCGATGACGATAGTGTATTATGGACAAAGCGTCACGAATGGTATGCAAGTGTGCAACGATTGGAAATAGTAGGCGGCGAACCTTTTTATGTTAAACAATGGCACCAAATATTTGAAGAACTAATCGAATTAGGTTATGCAAAGAATATCGTACTGAATCTGAGTTCGAATTGTACATTGTTTTTTGGTGGCTTAGTTGAAAGGATGACTCAAAATTTCAAATCTGTTGGAATTGGATTAAGTATAGATGGCACTGGCTCCGAATACGAATATCTGCGTCATCCAGGTAATTGGGACACTGTCTACGCTAACATGAAAAAGTATCATGCCTTAATGGAAAAGTACCCCAATTTACATGTACAAGTGAGTTATACAATCGGCTGGTTAAATGCACTGGATCTAACCATTATGCACGAACTAGTACGAACAGACTTTCCTAAGTTTAGGATATGGAATAACATCATTCATTTTCCCGAGCATATGGCAATTTGTTCAGCGTCAGACGATATAAAACAGGAAATAATGGACAATTGGGACGCATATAAATGGGATCAACATTATACATCAATCATTGACGGCGTCAAAACTTTTATGAATAGTAAATCAATCAGCACACAACAATTTAAAAGTTATGTTGATATTCTGCTCAGCAGAGATGCCATCCGAAACGAAAACTTATATGAATCCTTTCCGAAACTTGTTAAATTTTTACCAACACAATCTGATAACTCTGACTCATAATATGCAAGTACATAAATTAAAACAACAAGGCATATTATGAGCGAGCAGTCATTTAATCCAACTGATCTTGCAGCAAGCAGCGATACATTTTGTATCTTGCCCTGGATGCACCAGTACATTGGCACACGCGGAGATATTAAACCATGCTGTGCGTTTGAGCATACGTTAGAAATTGGAAATTTAAAAAAAGAAACATTGGCTGATACTTGGAACAATGACAAAACCAAAAATGTTCGTCTCGAATTGCTCAATGGAAAAATTCCCAAAGGTTGCGAGATCTGCGACCGCAAAGGAAAAGGTATGGCATTGGCCGACGCAGCCAACAGTTGGTTTTATGACACCAATGCAGAATCTGGTGTCAAATTTGATATTATGCAACAGCTAGCATCAACTCAGTCTGACGGTACAGTGGCCGACCACAAGTTATTTTATATGGATACACGTTTTAATAATCTTTGTAATTTATCGTGCCGTACATGCGGTCCGCACTTTAGTACAACTTGGGCAGCCGAACGTAAAAAGATTGCCATCTTGACAAATATGCCTTTGCGAGATGACGGAATTGATACAGGTTTGCAATTTGCTGGAAAAACAGTAAATGATGCTTACGAACAATTGTTGCCACATTTTCCCAATCTCACACGCATTTATTTCGCAGGCGGCGAACCAATGATGCAAGTGGAGCACTACAACACGCTTAAAGAATTAATAAGGACTGGCCGCACTGACGTTGAGCTTTGGTACAATGCAAATTTCAGTAGATTGACCTTAGGTAAAGATGATGCCATTGAACTTTGGAAAAATTTTAAATCTGTCAGAATGATGGCTAGCCTGGATGGGTCATATTTAAAAGGGGAGTATTGGCGTAATGGCTTACATTGGAGCGATGCAATACGTCATCGCGAGAAAATGCTAGCTGAGGCGCCACATGTTGAATTTTATGTTTCCTTTGTGGTAAGTTGGCCAAATATTTTTAATCTATTAGAATTTCACAAAGAATGGTTCGAATTAGGTTATATTAGTAGTGTTGAACACTTTAGTCTGAATCTATTAGAAGGGCCAGCAATGTATAGTTTGCAAAATTTGCCCGAATGGAAAAAAATAAAAATTAAAGCAGCAATAACCAACCACATTGTATGGATTAATAGCAATTCATTAAATGGCAATTCTACTATTGCATTTGCACTAAACAGATTCGTCGAAAGTATGATGCAGCCAGCAGTTGATCTGCAGAAAAGTCTGACTAAGTTCGCTATAGAAACCAAAATGCTGGATAACGTACGAGATCAGAATTTTTGGGAAGTATATCCTGAGCATTTAGATCTTAAAGAATATATGCAACAAGAATTTAACATAGTATGGGAAAATCTATAATGGGTGAAGCAATAAAATGTGCGTTCCTCATTGTAAATGCAGCTTTTGAATGAGTGAATATATAAAATACTTGAGTTTTTTAAAAAATCCAAAGTCTTTGGAGGAACTCTGGCTGGTCCAACACTGGCTTGAAATTGCACCAGCCAGTTCTAGCAATAATATGCAGAAATTTTTTATCAGGCCAGCAAATCAGCATGAAATTGATAACTCGGCTCAAGCCTATGCCAATGGTCGTACTACAAAATCGTCGCCTCCGGAATATAAGGTTGATCGTTACGGATTTAGAATAGCGTCAGGTTTCGCAGGATTAGACACAATTGATGATTCAGACCACTTGCATATTGGATTTTTTGGTTGCTCTTTCACATATGGTATCGGATTAGAGTCTGAAGAAATTTGGATAGAAGGGGTAGCCAGTGCATTATCTGTACAACTCAATAGGCCTGTAACAATTTATAATTTTGGCGAAGGCGGTGCCGGAGTACAGAGAATAGCAGATATATTCCGCCAGGTAACACAGTTTAGGAAATTAGACTATGCATTTTTTTTACTTCCAGATCATCAACGTTACCAGTATCCGGTTATTGTCACAGACCATCAACCAACCACAAGCCCAGTTAAACTTATAAATGTAGTTAATGGATTTAATCCAACTCGCATCAGCAATGAACAACAGTACCAGTTAATAACTCGAAATAAATCCATGTCCGAACTCGACGATGTCAACCGACTGATCAATGAATTGCAGATCATTGAACTTATTGCCAAGGTAAACAACGTCAAAATATTCTATTCAGCCTGGCGAGCTCCTACTTACGAAATATTGTCAACACACATTGATAATAGTGCAATGTTACCATTTTTTGGTTCTTCGCCAGGCACTAGCAGAGACGGAAACTGGACAGATTTTGCTGCCGACGGCAGTCATCCTGGGCCAAAATTAAATCAACATTGGGTAAATATAGTACAGCAATATTTCATTGAACACAGAAAAGGATTAGATTAATGAGCCAGATGTACGGTAAAGTAACCCGGTTACACATAGAATTATCAAGCAGGTGCAATGCCAGCTGCCCGTGTTGCAGCAGAAATTTTTGCGGCGGCCCAGTTGTGCCTGACCTAGATCTCACTGAGCTATCGCTTGCTGATATAAAACAAATGATTCCAAATGAGTTAGCGGCACAATTACATGCTATTAATTTTTGTGGCAACATAGGCGACCCGGGTATGGCAACAGATTTAATAGAAATATTAGAGCATTTTCGAGACCAGTCGCCAAACATTATACTGCAAGTTAGAACCAATGGCGGCATGCGTTCAGCAGAATTTTGGACCAAATTGGGTAACTTTTTTAAAAATCACCAAGCCAACAATATGGATCCAATTCAGGCCGATGGCGGCCATTTGTTTGGTAGATCAAACGTCGTTTTCAGTGTCGACGGACTTGAAGAAACTAATCATATATACCGCCGCGGGGTAATTTGGGAAAAATTAATCAGAAACATGCAAGCATATAGCGATACTGGTGCAACTGCAACTTGGGAATGGTTATTGTTTGATCATAATAAACACCAAATTGACGAAGCACATGCATTGGCCAAGAAATTAAATTTTGATCTTTTATTCAAGAATCCAATGGGGTTCACTGAACATGATGGTATTTTCAAACCAATACCAGTGTATAGCAAAGCTGGCAAGTACGAGTATAGTATTTGGCCAAATGGCTACTCCGGTGAAAAAATAGTCGGCGCAGATAGTTCGTTTGATTTTGTCAATCATTACATTACTCAAAAACAAAATAAAAACATACCCGTTATTAACGAATTTAGTAAAAGTTTAGAAAACAATACAATAACATGTCGGTCAACTGCTAAATTGGATCAGGGTGAAGTGTACATTTCTGCAGGTGGCTATATGTTACCTTGCTGCTATCTAGGAAGTGTGTTTGGTCAGAATCAATCATCATATTCACGCTACCAGTTCAATTCACTGATGCAAGACTATGGATTAGAGAAATTCAATCTGAGAACCCGGCCAATGACGGATATTTTAAAAGGGCCAGAATTTTCCAAATTTTTCTTAGATGGTTGGTCAGCAGATACAATCAAAAACGGTAAATTATTATATTGTATAGAAACATGCGGACAATCAGAATTAAATTCTATTGATAAACTATATCCTAATAAAATTATCAGTAAAGATTTAACATGAAAATATTTGGCAATACACAGCTATATCAACTTACCAGGAGCATTACATGTTTAAATGGATAAAAAATTTATATTACAAGATCAAAACAGAATTGCGCTATCGGAAGCGCATCAAAGAAATGAAAAAACGTGATCCGTTCATCTACTAAGTAGAACATGAAAATTGGAATATTTGGTGATAGCTTTGCAGTATACTACCCAGAAAAGGCGCCCAGAACGGCCTGGGCTACTGTCTTAGAAGATAAATTTAAATGGGATGTTACTAACTACGCCTGGGGGGCAACAAGTTTATTTTGGACTTATACGCAATTATTAAATAATATAAACGACGTTGATATTGTCATAATGAGTATTACTCAGCAAGGTAGATTATACAGTCATGATCCAAAAGCGTGTACTGGTCTGTCTAATTATGGATCAGTTAATGCTCGGCTTGCTGGATTGAGTAGTAGTCATGCAGATTATGAAATTCTCAATGCCGCACTGCAATATTTTGTGCATTTGTCCAATGATGATTTTAATAGGTATGTACATGTCAAAATCATTGACGACATAAAGAAACTCTGCAACTTGCAGGGTAAACGATTGATTTTAATTCCCGGATTTGATGAAGATATAAACTCTCAAGATATATTTCAGTCTGCACTAATAAATGTGTCGGTCACTGAGTGCTGGGCGCATTTTAAGCAGCCGTACGTCATTGAAGCGCCTACACGTAATTGTCATATGACAGATGCAAACAATAGTATACTAGCTCAACTGTTGGATCAAATATTACGTGGCAATCGAACAGAGGTCAAACTCACTGATTTTAATTTTGAAAAAATATCAGATTTATCTTCCCAATGGATTTTACCATAATGATATTAGGTATTACAGCACAAAATCATGACGCCAGTTTAGCACTAATAGATGGTGATCGTATTGTATGGGCAGCACACGCAGAACGCTACAGCAGAGTTAAAAACGATCCGCTATTAAATGCAGCCATGCTGGCAGATATGCGATGCTACGGCGAGCCAACTGAATTAGTATGGTTTGAAAAGCCCGTACAAAAGGATTTACGACGATTGATTTCCGGACAACGTCCTTGGCATGTTAGTCCTAAAGATCAATTACGTGCAGTGGGATTAGATCACTTGCCTATCGACTATGTTGGCCATCATCAAAGCCATGCTGCCGCAGGATACTATACAAGTGGGTTCAAAGACGCTGCAATCTTAGTAGTAGATGCAATCGGCGAATGGGACACAGTTAGTATTTGGCATGCTGAAGGTGCCGATATGAAGCGCAAGTGGTCAAAGAAGTATCCTAACAGCGTAGGATTGTTTTACACAGCAATGACACAGTGGTTAGGATTAAAGCCCAATGAAGAAGAATACATCCTAATGGGCATGGCTGCTTATGGAAAGCCTCGACACGCAGAAGAACTATTAGAAACGTTCTTTACCAAGTGGGCGCCACCCGACTTTAAGCTAAAGCACAATCTACATCGTGGTTGCGCTTGGTGGACTCCTAAAGACTCTACTGCAACCAAGTTTGATATTGCTGCCAGTGTACAGTACATAATTGAAATGTATTTGACAGAGACAATTGATTGGATGTCTGGAGAAATTGATTCAGATAATTTAGTCTTTATGGGCGGCGTTGCATTAAATTGTGTGGCAAATGCATTAATTGCACGAGAAAACTATTTTAATAATTTCTGGATTATGCCTAATCCCGGTGACAGCGGCAGTGCAATTGGTGCAGTTGCAGCCCATACTCGACGGCATTTAAAATGGGAAACCATTTACCTAGGCACTGATATCAAACAAGATGTTGATGTCAAGTCAATTGTTAAAGAACTCAAAAAGGGCAATGTGGTAGCAGTAGCAAATGGTCGTGCTGAGTTTGGCCCACGTTCATTAGGTAATCGTAGTTTACTGTGCGATCCACGTGGTGCAGATGCCAAGCCCCGCATGAATACTATTAAAAAGCGTGAACAATTTCGTCCATTTGCGCCGGCTGTGTTAGCAGAACACGCAGACACATATTTTGACATGCCTGTTGCAGAAAGCCCTTATATGCAGTTTGTTGCAGAATGTAGAACGCCAGACACATTGCCGGGTATTTGTCACGTAGATAACTCTAGTAGAGTGCAAACAGTTACCGAGCAAGATAATCCTGTGTTTCGTAGTATATTAGAAGCATGGGAAACTGCAACAGGTTGCCCTATATTAATGAATACCAGTTTAAACATTCGTGGCGAACCGCTAGTAAATACCTGGGCAGACGCACTGCGCTTTCAAACTTTACACAAGGTAAATGTATATTAAATGGTTAAACGATTAGTAATTGTAGGGGATAGTTTTTGTGCTGACCGCAAAATAGCCACCGACTGGCCGGTTAAACTTGCAAATATGCTCGGACGCCAACTGCGCGGTGAAGGGCGTGGTGGACGGGCGTGGTGGACGACACGAAGCTGGATTTATAAAAATATTGGTCAAATTGACCAAGACACAATTTTAATAGTGTGTCATACTTCTCCGTCTAGATTACCAAATCAGAATCACTATCCAATCAGTACTGGTATTTTACATAGCGAAGTTTCTGCGCCATCAAATGATTTACGGCTAGTTGATCCCAATGGTGAACTATTTAATTTGGCCAAAAATTTCTATCTATCAGACTTATATGTGCATGAGTTTTACGAATGGGCAGGAAGGTGCTGGTTGCATGAAGTAAACAACCTGGCACAACGAGTACATAAACTTATTCATTTGCCTGGTCCAGACGCTATTCATCATTCGTTTGATACCCAATATAGTAATTCTATTAGAATAGAACCATCATTGGAATGCAAAGCACTAGTTGACTTGTCAATGAAAGAATTAAAACAAAATGGTAGAAAGTTTTTTGGACCCGACGCACGACATAACCATCTAACTGAACACAACAATATCAAATTGGCCGAAGCCTTGTATACTATAATTAAATCAGAATCTGCTCCGACTAATCCAATGCATTTTGATAATCTCAATGAGTGGTCCTTTACAAATGACGATTTTAAAGTCAGAATGGATTTTGAAAACTACTAAATAAAATTATGAAAAAACTATTGTTAATCCTTTTGGCAACATTTACAATGTCTGCCTTTGCCTGGACTCAAACTCCTGCTAAACCACTTGAAGCATGTGCTGCACAAATGCCGTATGGTATTCCTGAAGTTGCTCGTAAAGTAACTGGCCTATGTCACTTGGCATACGCCACAGCAAATGACGAAGCTGCAAAACTACCAGTCTGGACCAGTTATGTACTAACTCCAGAACATGCTCTTGGTTGTGTTGCCCGTACTAACGCATTCACCCCAGACATCAGCATCAAAGGCGGTGCACGACCAGACGACTATGCTGGCACTGGTTACGATAAAGGTCACGTGGCACCAGATGGGGATATGAGTTGGGACCAGCAAGTTGAATATGAATCATTTTTAATGACCAATATGATGCCGCAATTGGGCGGCTTGAATAGAGGTATCTGGAAGCAGCTTGAAACAATAATTCGTGGCTGGACAGTTCAGCAAGCTCACAGCTATACAATTTATGCAGGCCCCATTTATAACATGGCAAACAACAAGATTGGCAAAGGAGTTGTTATACCAAGTGCGTTCTACAAGATTGCGATCAATAATGAGACGCATGCTATTGCTGGTTGGGTATTCCCGCATCGCACTGACTTAAAGGATTTAGAAGAACTCCGCATGCCTGTTAAGCACATCATGGAAGCTGCTGGAGTGCAATTTGGATTTCCAGATGCCGGCAAAGAAATTCGTCCAGGTAACGAACCTGACGTTGATTTTGGTGCATTAACCAAAGCTAAACAAGCAATTTGCAAGTAATACACCTACTTAACGCTTGCATTAACACGATACATAAATAGAATCGCTGTATACGGCACCGCTAAACAGGGCACATTGGTTGCCCTGTTTTCTTGACAACGTATAAGTATTTTGCTATAATAGTAAGATGAAAGTTATTAATGTTATTGCCGGCCCAGGTGTAGGTAAAAGCACTCTAGCGTCAGGTCTCTATCATGAGGCAAAACGCAGAGGGTGGAATGTAGAATTGGTTACGGAAGTGGCCAAGGACCTAGTTTGGGAAGGGCGGCAATGTGCGTTAAGCAATCAGGCTTATGTATTTGGACGGCAAGTTCAACGTATACATAGGTTAGAAGGGCAAGTTGATTATGTTATCACTGACAGCCCCTTCTTGTTAAGTGCCATCTATGCGCCGGATGATTATCCAAGTGCATGGGAGGAAGTAGTAGTAGAACTTTGGAAACGTTACGATAACAGCGTGGCATTTCTAGAGCGCGGCCCTTGGTTTTCCGAAACGGGTCGTGTGCATAATCTTCAAGCGAGTTTGGAGATCGATCAACGGATTGCGGTGCTCTTGGCAAAGCATAACATAACCCACACTCAGGTTAGTTATGGATACCAGAGCCCAGGTGAAGTCTTAGATGCTATTTTAGCGTCAAGGGCCTGACTGGAGGTAATCCCAATGAAAGGAGATGTAATATGCATGTAACCTTGAATAGCAACTTGGGCATGATAAAACAAACGGTTGAGCGTTTGTTTATAAAGGCAATTTTAATTGCTTTAATTTTTATAGTTGTTTCTACAGCAGTATTTGATAGTCGACGTTTTGTTATGTCATTTGAGTTTGAAGATACTGAGATGGAAACAGTTAGTGAATGGGTAATTAAACAATTTAATCCAGGTAAAAAGGAAACATTAGAAGAACGCTTGCAGCGACTAATGCATTCCAATTTAGAATCAACTGGAGGCGTAAAGGCTGCATTAGCCGATAAGTCAGTTAAGTGTTTAGCAGAGAATGTTTATTACGAAAGCCGTGGCGAATCGCTACAAGGGCAAGTAGCAGTGGCCAATGTAACTCTGACAAGATTACACGAAGGATATGCCCGTTCAATATGTGGTGTAGTAAAGCAACGTAATCCCAATGGGTGCCAGTTTGAATGGGTCTGTAGACCTAGTTTAACAGTGCCAACTGGAGTAGCATGGACCCAAGCAGTGGGAATTGCGCTAGTAGTATTAAATGAGGGCAAACGAGTTGAAGATCCAACTAACGGTGCAAGTCATTTTCATGCTACACATATTGATTGGCAACCAACCTGGCATCGGGTAAATAACTCAGTACGCCAAATTGGCAACCATATCTTTTATAGAGTAAAACCACAGGGACAATAATGAGAAAATTATACACAGCAAGATTGTTAGAAGTACGTAACACGGACACGTTAGACGTAGAACTAGATCTTGGCTTCAACGTATACACCCGCCAAAAAATTAAACTATTTGGCGTGTCAAGCGCAGGCAAAGATTCAGATGTAAAGCTGGTACTGACCGAGCTTTGTAAGAATGGCTTTATAGTAGAACCTATTATAACCAAACGTGCAAAGCTAGGCCGTGTACTAGGATGGGCATACATTGCTGACGCCACTGGTGAACCTGGACTTAATCTTAATCAAGCATTGGTTGAGCAAGGGCTTGCTACATCCTTCCAAGCTCCAGAAGAGGACGAGGAAGAATAATGTACGAAGAAGGACTAACAGCAAGAAAGATAGCAGAGTTTGACTCTGCTATTTTCAATGAGTACCGTGCCTGGGAAGCTGCATTTGATTGGAATCCAGCAGCTGAACCAAAAAGATATTTACGCAGTGATGGCACCCATTTAATTTACTTGCCAATAAATGCAATGCGTAATAATGATAAGGCTGGATTTAAATCTTTGACCAGGACTTATACCCCGGACATTCAACTGCTATGGGATAATATATTAAAACGCCAATGCGAATATCTAGCAGAATTAACTGGCATTGCAGATCCTATTATTGTTCAAGCAGATATTGCACGTATGAAACCTGTCACAGGCGACACTGTGATGCATACAGACACTCGCTATAATCAACGCTACGCAAGACGTTACAACATCGCTATAAGCACTAATACTGATTGCTGGCTTTATCATCGCAATTATGATTTAAATAATGGTGGTATGCGCGATCATATCAACGAAGGCGAAATGTGGGAGTTGAATAATAAAATTATACATACGGCTGTAAACTATGGTGATACATGGCGAACACATTTGATCATTGACGTGATGCCACGAAACTATTACGATGCTATGTGTAAACTTTATAATCCTTATGCCAAAGTACCAAATATACAGAACAAAAATACAACCTACGATTATGATATCGACGGTAATTTAATACACGAGCCTTTATTTAAAGACTTACCACATTGCTTTCCAGCAAGGACACACTTATAATGAAAATTACACGCACAGATATAATTGTTGCTTACTTGGCGCTTATAAGCGGTCTAAGCATTAGCGCAGTTGCAGTATATTACAGCGTAGCAGGATTGGTTAGTATCTTCTCTGCTGCGGTGATTCCAATTATCGTTATGGGTGTTGCACTTGAAGTCAGTAAACTAATTGCCACAATGTGGTTAAAGTTAAACTGGACTCGTGCCCCATTCTTTATTAAAACTTATATGACCGCTGCGGTAGCAGTACTAATGATTATTACCTCAATGGGTATCTTTGGCTTTCTAAGCAAAGCACACAGTGATCAAAGTTTGGTAAGTGGAGATGTACAAAGTAAGATTGCAGTGTACGATGAAAAAATTAAAGTAGCCAGGGATAATATTGATGCAAACCGCAAAGCACTCAAACAAATGGATGAGGCTGTGGACCAAATTATGGGTCGAAGTTCGTCAGAAACGGGTGCGGACAAAGCAGTTGCGGTCCGTAAAGGGCAGGCCAAAGAACGCTCTAGATTACTTTCTGACATCACTGCCGAACAGAAAGCAATTACTAAACTTAGTGAAGAACGGGCACCCATCGCCGCAGAAGTGCGCAAGGTGGAAGCAGAAGTTGGTCCGATAAAATACATTGCAGCATTTATCTATGGTGATAACCCAGATGCCAATGTGCTAGAAAAAGCAGTGACATGGGTGATTATTATCATTGTGTCTGTATTTGACCCTCTTGCAGTTATCTTGTTGTTGGCCAGTCAGTATAGCTTCCAATGGTTTAGAAAACCAGATGAGGATGAAATTGTTGTAGTCAATTCCCCAATTGTGGCTACTGTGCAGCCAGTTGACAACTACGTTGCAGATATACCGCCTGTGTATCCTGTTACAGAAGATGACCTTGAAGAAATTGCAACTGCATTTAACGAAGCAAAAAAGAAAGTTCACGATGAGCCTGTTGTAGAACAAATCGTTTCTCACCAATATGATGTGCCGCAGGAACCCGAAGTGACACTAATTACTCCTGCACCAACGTTTAATGAGTTAAGCGAAGAGGATATTACTCGCTTAGAAGCCAGCCGGGATTTAGATTTTGCGCCACCGGGAACACCAGGAGAGGCTTGGACTGCACCAGTGCAAAACGAGCAGCAAGCCACTGATAATATTGATAAAATATATAAAGCAAGTTCAGAAGACTTGGCTAAACAAATGCGTGGTCGTGGTTGGTTTCAAGCCACGTTCCCTAAAAAAGATAACACATAAGAAAGACTATTTTGAGTGATTCAAACGTATACATTGTAAGCCCTCCAACTTTATACATGCCAGCAGGCGGGTTGGCATTTTGCTTAATAAGTAATGATCCTACATGGCAAGATTCAATTATCAACTATTTAGAAGCAAACATTCAGAATCAATTAACATTCTATGCAACTGAAACAAGCACCAAGGATCCTAAAGCATGGGTATGGTATTGGCATATAGTTGACAACTGCGGCATGATCTTTGTTGATCTTTCGAGCAGTACAGAGCATGAAGTTAGAATGGCGATGGCAATGGCCAAATTGGATATGCCAGTTATCTTTCATGTTAGGCCTGGCAACGACGAGTTTGTGGCATTGCTTAATGCAGTAGATATTCCACACTTCGAAGATATGGAACATTTGGCAACGTTATTGGAGAACGGCCTTGGTGGATAAAGTACAGTCGCTAAGTTGCAGTTTTTGCAACAAGCATAGAGACACTGTCCAGGCGCTTATCGCTGGAGAGAGTGCATACATTTGCAATGAGTGTATTCATTTATGTCTCGAAGCGTTATCTGAAACTCCTGCGCCAACATCGTTTGGGGAAAGCTCTACTCCATCACAAATTAAAGCGTACCTTGATAGATTTATCATTGGGCAAGATCTTGCCAAACGCAGTCTAAGCGTAGCAGTACGCAATCACTATAAACGTCTTGGCCAAGGCGAAACTGATCTTATTAAGAAGTCAAATGTATTGTTGATTGGACCAACTGGTTCAGGCAAAACATTGCTTGCAAAGAAACTTGCAGAAATGCTGAACGTACCGTTTGCAATGGCTGATGCAACTACACTAACCGAAGCTGGTTATGTAGGTGATGACGTTGAAAGTGTCATCCATCGACTGTTACAAAGTGCAGGCGGAGACATTAAAAAAGCTGAGCAAGGTATTGTGTACATTGACGAGATAGACAAGAAAGGTCGTAAGAGCGAAAGCTCAAGCATTACCCGTGACGTATCAGGTGAAGGTGTGCAGCAAGCATTGCTAAAGCTGATTGAAGGTACTGAATGTCGTGTTCCCCAAGGTGGCGGCCGTAAGCATCCAGGCACTGAAACTAATGTAGTAAACACAAAGAATATTTTGTTTATATTAGGTGGTGCGTTTGTAGGCCTTGACGAGCAAGTTAAAAAGCGTATGAGTGGCGGAGTACGTATTGGATTCGGTGCTGAAATTGGCCTAGCTGACGTTAAGACTGATCATTGGCTTGCAGAAGTCGAGCCAGAAGACTTTGTTAAGTTTGGTATGATTCCCGAGTTCATGGGACGTATCCCTGTCATTGCTGCACTTGATACATTAACCCCTGCTGACCTTGTCCGCATCATGTGCGAGCCAGATGACAGCATTGAAAAAGAATATAAAGCAATCTTTGCACTAGATAAAGTAGAGATTGAATTTACAGCAGATGCATGTATCAGCATCGCTAACCTAAGCATAACTAAAAAGACTGGCGCACGTGGTATTCGCAACATAATTGAGCAAATTCTATTAGATATCCAGTTTAATCTGCCTGAATTAGCAGCAGAAGGGTTAAGTAAAGTTATAATTACAGAACAGACTGTGGTGGACCACAATCCTGTTTTAATTTATAAAACAATAAAGAACGTTGCATAATATGAGCATGGATAAGAGACGCCCAATAAAGGGTACTACAGTAATCGTCAGAGATGATCAAGTTGAAAAGGCATTGCGTAAGTTTAAAAAGAAGATTCAAGATAGCGGCAAGCTAGAAGAAATTAAAGAACGTGAGTCTTATGAAAAGCCAACTACATCAAGACGCCTTGCTAAAAACAAAGCAGTTCGTCGTCAACAAAAACAAGTTGAGACTGATGAACGCGATGGCAAACGCGCACCTCGCGATGGTAAATTAAAGCGGATGTATTGAACTTGACAATTTGTTAGAACATAACTATAATAGTACATGTTAGTGCCAACAGGACTAACAACGTATATGCAAGGCTTGCGATGAGCTTGCTATTAAACTCGCTTATTAAGGAGACTTTATGACTAATATGACAATGGGCCACGCAGCCTTTCACCCCTACCATAAGATTGGTGTTGGCTTTGATCGAATGTTCCATGAACTAGATCGACTAATGCAAGTTGGCACCAACACCGCCAATGGTGGGTATCCCCCTTTTAATCTTGAAAAAACTGGTGATGCACAGTATCGTATTACCATGGCAGTTGCTGGCTTTACTGACGATGAGATTGAGCTTTTACAAAAAGAAAACATTCTGACTGTGATAGGAGCCAAGATTACAACTGTTGACGAATCTACTTTCTTACACCGCGGTATTGCCAATCGTAGCTTTAAGCGTGAGTTCGTACTTGCTGATCAAATTGAAGTTATCACAGCAGTGCTCAAGGACGGTATGCTGGTGATTGAACTAAAACAACTTGTTGTTGAAGAACATAAGCCAAAGAAAATCCCATTGGCAAAGGGTTAACTTAACAAGCCAGGATAACCTGTCCTGGCTAAATATCTTACATAACACGGATAGATTAACATGTCAGAAACTGCAATTCAAACAATCAACAAAACAGACCTTAATGTCAAAGAACCTGAACGATACAAAGTTGTTATTTTAAATGACAACTCAACCCCAATGGAATTTGTAATCGAATTGCTCAAACTTATTTTCCACCTGAATCAGGAAGCAGCAGTTGCAGTTATGCTTCAAGTTCACCAACTTGGCAAGGGTACCGCAGGAATTTATACATATGAAGTTGCTGAACAAAAAGCAATGGAGTCCACGCAAATTGCACGTACAAATGGACACCCCTTAGGAGTGTCTGTTGAACTTGCCGGATGATCCAGAGTTAGAAAACTTATTAATCATCGATATCGATGATGTATGTTTAGATACACTTACTGGATTTGTTAAGTGGTTGTCTAAGCATAATAGATTACATAACATAGCAGGCAATGCCATAACTTCCCGCGAAGTTCTTGGCACTTGGTTAAACGTCCCCGACGAACTTGCAAATCATTGGATGAAAGATTTCAGTGAACGTTCATGGGAATGGGGTGCATTATATCCCATGATGGATTCTAGACCTGTAATTAATGAGTTATATAAAGAAGGTTGGAATCTAATTGCAGTATGCCGTGGCTCTACTGATTTGAGTCGTGCTACATTACGCAGAGCAAATTTGGAACTAGTATTCCCTGGACTGTTTGATGATGTGTATGTGTTAGGTTTACATGCAAACCTGCACTCAATGTTAAAAAATTACCAAAATGCAATATGTGTCACATCAACTGAATTAGTTGCAGCGGCCAGCGCACAAGCCGGTCATATCACATATCTATTAGATCAACCTTGGAATAGAACATTTAATAATATGTCAGCTCGACGATTTAATGATTGGGCAGGAATTAAAGAAGCACTGGATAAAATACGTCAAGATTTCACATAAGTATTTGATGCAAAAACTAAATCAAAAACGTGTTTTATGGGCCGAGGTAGATAAAGAAACACTTCGGTTGACTGGAAAAACACAATCGCTTCACATAGCACAGCCAATCTTAACAAGTGATTGGGTACAGTTAAACCAATCAAACGCTGTTATGCTAATGAACGGTACAAAGCCGTGGCAACACTTTGCCTGTGTTAACGGTCATGTGGTTGAAGTGGGTCCGGATATTGACCTTAACTTCTTAACACACATTAGCCCAACTGCTTGGCCTGAAATCACAACAATTGATCATACATGGACTAACATCCCTTGGGTACCACTAGACATTCCGCGCATTGAACCTGATGACTGGGATTTATTTTGGAAGCTCTGGAATGAAAAGAATGCTAACATTACCAGGGCAGATACTACAGAAACGCAATACTGGAAGGGCTTATGCTGCTGGTTAAATCCTGTCATTGACTCGTCTAAGTTTAACTATAGCAATACAGTGGTTGAAGATTGGAGTATGCATTTTCCCAAGATGTTTGAACAAATACGTGCATGTTTGCCGTTTATGTTTGTAGAGAAGATTGTGCTATGGTCAAACATTAATCAAGTAAATCCGCACTTTGATCCAGATGTTGTTATCTACCCGTTTCCAGATAGCCTACGTATTATGCTATGGGATACAAATGACAAGCCAACGTTCTATATGAACAAATGGCCAAAGCGTACAGAGGATTTTAATCCTGCTCCGGTGACTGTGCGCACCAATGGAACTGGTTATGGTATTAAACCAGAACGTGTACCACACGAAGATAGAATGTATGTAGACTTGCCACAAGATACAAATACGTTTGTATTCAATAATGGTGCATTCTTACATGGTGCTGATCTTGCCAAGCCAAAGATTATTATGGCTGTTAAAGGTCGCCCGAACATTTATAAATGGCTCAAAGCATTAGAAGCCAGTTACAACAAATACAAGGATATCATTCCAAAATGCTAACATTTAACAGACATACTTTACCAGGTGACTCACCTGTGTCCGGCGCCTTGCAGCAACGTGCTCCTTTTAAGGACAGCCGTGTTAGTGCAGTTAACACTGCGCCCTTATTGAAATTAGAAATGCGAGAGGTTGATTTATCACGCTTGTTACATGATACTCAGCAATCAATGGAAATACACGGCCAATGGAATTATAGACTTGGAAAAGATAACAATGAGCAAGCCAGGGTAGATTTAGGTTATGGTGGATTGGGGTTGACATATAATCCTACCCACCACGAACTGATTGACTCCGACATCCATCAACAAGTTCAAGGCAATGCAAATCCGGCAAAGGGTCTTGCAAATCCATTTAGTGTGCTAAGTGGAGATACTAGACGCACCTATGCAACACGCAATTCTCATTATGATACGTATGGCCTAAGCTACCGTACTCCAGCAAGTAAACATGGATACCTTGGAGAATTCTTAGACACATGTAAACGAACCATGGTTCGTTCTGCTGTTAGAATTATATACGCAGACCAAGAAGGACCAGTTGGTGAAGGGAAGTATGCGGGGGTAACTTGGCACAGAGATGAAAGTATGTTTGAAAACTTACGTGTCAATATTCCGTTGATAACAGACCCAATTTTTCTATTAGAACAAGAGGGTTACCCACCAGAACACTTGCCAGTGGGTTATGCATATAGCTGGGACACTCATGTGTTGCATCGTGCGTATGCAACAGAAAAGGCCAACAAGCATAGAATACATTTAATGCTTGGGTTCAGCTGCTGGTGGGACTTTGACGAAGTCACAGGCAATTGGAGCCAGAATGAGTTCTTTGGTAAAAAGCATCCAAAAGATATGTTAGTAGACGGCGATGTTATTCCTGGACTAAAACTTCAATTAACATAGCACAGAATGCGTAGCAGGTAGGTAGTTTAAGTTTTACAACTACTTACTAAGTATTAATACTCGTTAACGGGTTACACAGAGGTTTCCAAAGTGTCAAAAATACAACTGCACCGCCTAGTTGAAACAGCAGCCCAGCAAAGCCGGAATACACCGCTGGTTGTTACCAAAGAAATGGTAGAAACTATATACACTGCGGTAAACAACGCAGTGTTCAATGGCATTCTTGTAAGACCAAAACTCATAGTACGTGATTACAGCCATCGACATATCTGGGGAGAGTGCGAAGGTTGGCAACGTGGCAGTCGGTGGGGCGAACATTATACTGTTGTTATTCGTATACAAAAATATTTCCCAAATCTAAAAAAATTAATTGCAGTTGTTGCACATGAAATGGTGCACCAATGGGAATGGGACAAATGCGGAGTAATGACGCACGGTAAGCAAACATTCTTTGTATGGGAAGATAGGCTTCGCAGTAAAGGGATTCGACTCGCAGCAGTGGGGTAATGTAGATAACTATCTACATGAGCACATTCAATCAACATAATCCCAATGCAGTTGTAGGCGCTGGTGTCAGTGGCAGTCGCCAAGGGTTAGGCGGTATGACCCCAATGTTATTAGCAGCAGAAATGGCACTTAGTCAAATTGGAAACTTTGAACCACTTGATTATAAACTAGATACCCATGGTATCGAGAATGTTATTGCTGAAAAATATAGCAACGATTGGGTGGACTATTTGCCGCGAACCGATCGCCCTAATAATCGTAAGTCAATGACACTTACAACAATTCCAGGTTGGGATCATCGTAAGGCACCAAGTATTCCTGAAGCAGCAAATGCACTAGGATACACACCTAAAGAAACAGAATTCTGTGTGCCAACTACATTATACACTGATTGCAATCGCACCAGTCCTGGATTAACTAGTCTTAAAGATTTTCTAGATGAATGGCAACCACTTGGACGTTCATTCATCATTAATAGTGGCATTGGTGGATATTTTGTCCCTCATAGAGATCACCCAGGAATGCCGCGCCCGTGCTTTAGACTTGTGGCATTCTTAAAGAACTGTGGCCCGTACGAGTATGATTGGCTAATGGATAATCACAATAAAGCAAATATAGAAATAGGACGAGTATATTACGTTAATACACGTTTGACTCATCGCACAATTAGCTGGACACCTGACAGTTGGCACTTAGTTTTGAATGTGCCGTTTACAACAGAGAATGTAGACAAGGTATTAAAGCACTTACAACATAGGCATTAAATGATAGCATACACAGGTCCCGAGAACGATAAGCGTAAGATTGAAATTAAGTTCCCAGACGGAAAGAAACGTATCGGAGTGATGCTAAGTGGTGGTGCAGATTCTGCTATCTTACTTTATTTGCTGGCGTTGGAACGTAAGATGGAATGCAGTGATCAAGAACTAATTCTGTTTACTGTGGCGCGGGCTGATGGCGCCTGGAATTACGTCAAACCAATTGTAGATAAAATCAATACTATGCTAGGCATTATCCTGCCAGATCCAATACAAGTTGGCGATCCAACGCTACACCATAGCAAGCAAGGTCGCAGTGGAGAGATTGAGGCGCGAGCACAGCATGGCATCGAACATTTTTTCTATGGTAGTCAGCAGCACCCACCAAAGGAGATGATTGAGTTGCCTGGCATCTATCCTAATCGACCCGACTCTGTTGAATTACCCGGCACTACTATTCCATTTGCATTAGTCGATAAGCGGCATACACTTGGGTTATATGAAGTCTTTCAAGTATGGTCTTTGATCGAGCTTACTCATTCATGTACAGCACAAACCGTAGGCCGTTGTATGGAATGTTATAACTGTAAGGAACGTGAATGGGCGTTAGACGAATTAGGTATCAGTGACCCCGGGGCGATGTAAAAATACTGAGACCAAGTTTACGCTTGACGCCATTGCGCGGAAACGCAGAACTAACATGCAGCCGGTCTCGAGGGAATGTCATTGGAACGCCCGGAGTCCATTGCCAATGTTTATCTACTGTTAGACCGGCAAAATTACTACTATTTAAATGCGGACAGTAGTCAAGTAATAATCCATCTATGGTACCATCTTCTAACATACCAACATCCTTGTAGTCTGTTATAACTTGATTATACTCATTGGGTTCAACTGTTTCACCGTGTAAGAAGAACGCTGCATCGCCTGCCCAGGTTTGGTTAAGCACTAAAAATCTATTACGTTCCAATCGCACTGGAATATCTGTACGCAAGTCATATCGCAACGGAAACACAAATGTTTGCAGTACACGATCTGGTCCGTCTTTACCAGTATCAGCATGTACTCGATAACCAGTTTCAGTCTCAAAAAAGTTGCCGCCGGTTACTTCCCATGTGCCTATACCCAATACACTATCTATAATAGGCTTTACAATTTCCAACGCTGGACCAAGATCCAATGCAAACTTACGCTGAGGTAATATTTGCAATTGTTTATTATTTTCAAAGCATAATATTAGTGCATCCAGCTGTTCAGCAGTGAGTGCAGGCAATAATTGTGGTAATATGTTCATTGTAATTACTTATGCGTATAATGTTGCTAAAATACAACACAAAATAGTCTGAAAAACGGTTGACAGCAGGGCCAAAGTACGCTATAATTAACACATAGACAGCAAGGAGCACATGATGATACCAGAAGCAATCCCCGTAATTTTTGTTCTTGTAGTAGCACCCTTGCTCTGCGTTTTGGCAATCGTCATTGGAGGCAAACAGAAATGAAAGTCAGCAAGAAAGAGATCGTAAAGTTCCAGAAGAAGGAGCAGGCTCGCATCGCAGGGCAAGAAGTCAATCGTGTGCAGGATCGCAAGACTGGCGAGTACTACAATCCACAAGAAGCTTTTGATGCAATGATGAACAAGCCTGAAATCCTGGCAGTGTTCAAGCGTTTGGCCGTTCGTTGATATGAAAGAACAACTGTTAGCCCTGGCCTATGAACAGCAGGATGAAGTGTATGCTTGCAGCGAACATGAGGACTTTGCAGCTCTCATCTATTTGATTGAGGATGGCACCATCGACACCTTTGAAGAACTTGCCAAGTACGGAGTTGAAAAATGAAAATCATTAAGTGCTGGGATATTCAAACTTGGGATGGTGGTGATCGCCACAACCACAAGTATTATGTAGCAACTAAAGAAGCTGCTCAGGCATGGCTAGCAAATAACAAGTACGATACTGTCTATGAACGAGAATTTGTTATCCTTGATAGTTTAGATGAATTGACAGAATACGAAAACGGTGAACTCCGCAAACGTGCCCTGGCTAAACTATCAGAAGCAGAAAAGAAAGTATTGGGATTAAAATGATCAAGTACACAGCACATCCAGAAGTTATCCGTAAGTACGACAGCATCCGTAAGAATGCCAAGCGTCCGTGGGATGATCACTTCCTGTTCGCTGTCAGCATCTGTGGCAGCAATCGTGCCTACTTTGCCTGCGGCGACTTCTGGAAGCACTACCAGGGCCTAGAGTTCTTCAGTGCCGAGAAGCGTACAGAAGTCCCGGTCAACGGTGTGCTGATTCCAGTTGAGTATTTTACTGAAACAGTGCAATAGGTAAATGATTATAGTTTGGAAATAATATGAGTCAAATTACAGTTTGGAAATGTGATCAGACGGGTAAGCTGTTTGAGGATCAAACAAAATACACAAGCCACCTGCGTCGGCTTGCTCGTGAACGTGCTACCAAGCGCCGTCTCACAGTGATTGAAGCAGTTGCAAACCAAAAGTGGAACGAACTTTACGAGTGCGAACAGACTATTGAACAGTGGAAGCTGATGGTACTTGGTAATCAAGACATGTTCTGGGCCGAAGCTGCCAAGCATGATCCAAATGATTGGGAACGTGTTGGCAAGGGACGGGGCCGTAAAAAAGACAACGTTGTTTGCCCTGTTCCTCGACTACTAGAGTTTGAACGCTTTGATGTTCGTTGGAATCCTGAAGTCAGCAATAGTCATAGTTGCCCGCATAACGGTGTACAATGCTGGAGCAGCCAGGATTCCAAAGATGGCCGACCTCGAAGCTACCCAGGTTGGAGCGGTCGTATTGATTGGATTGTTGCTTGGCCTAAAGAATGGGATGGTGTGTACCTAGGCGGCGACTTGTTCCGCGGATTGCACGGATTCCGATCTGGTCGTCAACGTGCCCACACTGGCACAGGCGGTGGAGGAGGTATGCGCTACAGCGAAAAGCACAAGTGCCATGTCCAGAGTTTTGGCTACGACTTCCGTATGTACGCCGCAGACTGGCCAGGTATGGCTCGTGTAGAAGGTATGAAGCAGTTTGCTGAAGTGTTAAGTGGCAACCGTCAACAAGTTGATTATGTTGCTGCATAAGAAAATGAGGTAAGTGATGAAAGTTACAAGTAAAGTAATCAAGCTGAATAACAGATACAAACTGTACAAAGAACATAGAATGGAACATGCCATTAGGTTCAGCTGCTGGGATTCAAAGGTTGGGAAGGTAGAATCGTTTATGCGTGAACAATTTGGTCCCGAATATGTTCGTGGACACAATGCTCAAACACAGTGGCAAACACATTGGGGCACATCAAGCCGTAATCAACCCCGTCCGTACTTCATTGGCGTTCGCAGTGAAGATATGATCTTTGTGGCCCGGTTGGCAGGTGTGATCTAAATACAGATTGCCCTGCCAGCAATATTATGTTATACTACAGCATGAAAATTGTAATCGCAATGCAGTAGGTTGAAATATGCACAAGGAATTGAAATGACTCCCGAAGAACGTAAAGCTATTCTCAAAGACAAGAAGCTGCCTATTCGTATTGCATGGGCGTTGGTAGCATTTGCTGATCGTATTAATAAAGGAGCTTATGTTAAGTTTCCCGAATGCGATGCTGAAACTGGCAACGTTACGCTTCGACCCAATCGTGAACTTATTGCTGATCAGATCACGTTGGGTCTATGTAGTCTAACGGAAGTTGACTACAGCCAAGGCGATAAATTTGCAGAACACTTTCAAGGACTTGTATTTGATGCCCTGAGCGGAAAGTCAACTGAGTTTGATCAGAAGATTATCAATCTAATATCCGAAGCCAATGTTGACTACAAGGCAATGGCGTTCTTGGCATGTATGGGTGCAAGATACCATCGGGACACTATTAAAGATTACAAGAACGAGATGCTGTTTAAACTCGGATCGTCAAGTCGGCATCAAGGAAACGTAGGAGATTCCCTGCGCTTAAATGTGACCATACTATCAAAGTATGAAGGCAAAGCGTTTCCTGGTTCAGTTGTACGTGCAACAGATGGCACCAACTTGTATTTTTGGTCGTCAAGTAAAATGATTGACATGTGGCCAGACTCTCCTGAGCAGTTTCCTATTGTTGGGGTAGTCAAAGCACACGGCATTGATCGAGATAGTTACACAGAAACTCGACTAACTCGTGTCAAGATTGTAATGTAAGTCCTTGTTAATCCGCAATATGGTCAAAACGGAATTTTTGATTAAACAGTTATACTAGATAATGATAATTAAATGTATGTTAACATATCTTACTTTGGCCACTTCAAATCTTATCCGCCACCATATTCCAGTATATCCAGATTGGCCAAAAACTGGAGTCAAATATCTTAACACAGTCGAGCTTTGCCAAAACCCAAGTGCATTTGATCTAAGTGTGCAATGGTTTAAAGCAGTCGCCGAAACATGTAATGCACAAGATATTTTTGCTGCAGATGCTCGTGGGTTCATTTGGGGTGCACCAACTGCAAACCATTGTAAACTACCGTTGCATGTAGTAAGAAAACCAGGAAAACTTCCGGGAAATGTGTGGAGCCAGACTTACGAACTCGAGTATGGTACAGATACATTGGAGTTGCTGTCATCTACTCCAGTAGGCAATCGTCAGATACTAATTGTAGATGATGTACTAGCAACTGGAGGCACAGCAGATGCAATTTGCAAATTGTTGCATAACAATTTAAATATTCCGTACACGTCAATGAGCGTGGCTGTATTAGTCAATCTAACATTTTTATCTGGTCAACAAATGTTAGAAGAAAAAGGTATTCAAGTATTTGGATTATTAAATGAGTGATATAATTGTATTTGCACTAGAAGCTGAAGCTCCTAACCTGTTTAAAGAATATGCAAATGTTTACTGCATTGGTGTAGGTAAAGTAAATTCTGCAATCCAAACTGTACGGCTATGTAATACCTATCAACCTGATCGTATTATTAATTTAGGCACAGCAGGCGGCATTAGATTAGGCACAGGCATACATCGTATCAACACAGTCTGGCAACACGATATAAACTTAATGGCACTTGGCATGCGCCCAGGTATACATTTTAATGATCCCGAAAGCATGATAATTATGCCTGGTCCAGGAAAGACATGTGCGTCTGGTGATATCTTTATTATAGAACCCGAGAAGCTTCGCGTAGAATGTGACGTGGTTGACATGGAAGCATACAGTGTGGCCAAGGTAGCAAACCGCCTGGGCCTTGGTATTGAAATATGGAAATACATCAGTGACCCTGCAGATGCCAGCGCAGGCAAAACTTGGCAAGAACAAGTAGCAGCAGGTGAACCGTTTTATAGAAAAGTGTTGGAACAACTTGGAGCAAAATTAAAATGAGTGCAGCAACGGGCTTTGCAGAAATGTTTGAATGGGCAGACGGAAACCCAACAAATGAAGACCGTGGTGGCAAAACAGTTGTCCTCATTGGTGATAAAATTGTAGAATTTAATCGCAGTTCGACTACTACAAAAGACACAGATATTATCGGAGTAGTTGGTGGTGATAATACTGCTGTTGCTGCAATTAGTAATGCAAGCCCAATGGAATGGCACGGAAAGCATTTACGCGATCCGCTTAACCGTTTACTATGGGAATCACAAAGCATGGTTGAATGGATAGTAGATGGCTACAGACATTGGTACGAAGCAGATCGTATTCCTGCTGGCATTGTGGTACCGTTGAATGCAACTTACTATCACGATACTTGGAACGGACATAAGTTGCATCGAGAAATTCTAAGCGAAGAATTTAAAAATCCTAGCAAAGTTGTTGGTCAGTATCATCCACGATGGGAACGACCAAATTGGGGAATCGTAATATTATTAGGCCGTGCACCAATTAGAGATAGTAGCGTATGCAATCCAAATTGGAAACGGTTACATGATATAACAGGAACAGTTGACGGCGAAAGTATTTCAGAGTGGTTGGTTCGCTAATACTCAAAATTATCAACATAAATTATTAACTCACTAAGGAACTAAAATGGCAGGCAAAGCAAAATCAATCTATCTCACAGTACTTCCAAAAGGTAGTCATAAAAGCATCTTTAAAAAAATGTTCTTTGAAGCGAAAACATATAATGAATATGTAAAGAGTGAAGAGTTTAAGACACAATATCCAGTGACTGAATTCGATATTGTCAAGGAGACATATTGAGTTAAATACACAATGCAAGTAAAAAACATATACGAGAAGTGGGGTACAGAGTTCACTGACATAAGTGACTTATTTGAGCAAGATCCGCACGAATTACGAAGATTACTTTACGATCGTAAGATGCTGGTATTCCATGCTCCTAATTGGGATAAGCTAACATATTGGAAATTCCTTGCACTTTGGGGTAAACCATGGGGTCGTGATGCATACATTTCAAGCCGTGAACGCTGGGAATATGTACCTAGCGGAGACGGGCAACATCGCTTTATGACTTCGATGAGCAATAAATTATCTAAGCGATTACAAGATTTTAAAATGCCTTGGCATTCAGACATTGCCAATCGAGTAGACGGTGGCATTCAGTTCCCGCATCGTTGCATTTACATGAAGACAGTACCTAATCCTCTTGCAGGATTTACTTACTGGATGGATATGGAGATTGCATATCCAGAAGTGCATCCAACCTTACGCAAGCGTTGGGAAGCACGTACAATTATTCAACAAAATTGGCATGCGCCAGGCAACAATATTATTGAATGGCCAAGCATGAAACAACATCCAATTACCAAACGCTGGAGTCCACGTTGCAACTATCATGGCATTGCAGATAGCTGGATTCTAGATACCAAAGACGCCAGCGGTAACAGCATGGGTACTGGTATTGTTGAAGAACTAATGGAAGCAATGGCAGAAATCCCAGAGTGTGTGTACGAACAGAAATGGGCGCCAAATGACATTGTCCTTTATGACAATTGGCCGTTTGTACATAGACGAACCGCTCCAGACCTAAAAGAAGGTGAAGAGCGGTTGATGTGGCGTGCTAACATCGATCACGACATTAGCTTAGTACAAGATTAAGATTCTAGTTCAGCATCCCAATACAAGTAATCCCTCCAAGTTTCATGCAAATCTGTATGCTTGCGAGGGATTTTCTTTCCACTTGCATAAAGGTCCCATGCACTTGGTGCAACTGGTTTCTTCAAAAGATTCATGCGAGCCTCGTGAACCAGCTTTGAACCCTTGCGATGATTACATGGGCCACAGGCAGCAACAACGTTGGTCCATGAACTAACACCTCCGGCTGCACGTGGGATAACGTGGTCAAAGGTCAGTTGCTTGGTTTCAAATTCTTTTGCACAATATTGGCAGGTAAACTGGTCCCGCAGGTAAACGTTGTAGCGACTAAACGTTGGTCGCTGGTCACGCTTAACGTAGTCCTTTAGGGCCACCACACTAGGAAGGCGCCAGATTTCTGTAGCACTATGGATATCAACTTCATACTCTGCTACCACGCTGACACGCCCGGAAATAACTGCTTTAATAGCATCTTGCCAAGTGATTGTGCTCAACGGGTGCATCTGCACTGGTTGAAAATCTGCGTTAAGCAGAAGAGCTGGGTATTGTCCGTCGATGATCATGATTGTTTAACTTGTTAGTTTACTTATCTACGTATTGTACACGGATTTATGTACTTGAGCAACATATATTAGAATATTTTCTAGTTGACAACTGACTCAAACTACGTTATAATACGCACATGACAACAATCTTAGGATATCATGCTTAAAACTTTTGCGTTGCAGAATAGACCGTTTGCAATCTTTGATGCAGCGAACCTCGAACATCGAAAAGCATTTCAGAAATTTCGAACTACCATGTCCTGGGCACAATGCCCTGTGCAATGGATCTTAGATGATGATTCCTCAGATATTGTGTATAACATTTCTAAGAAACTTGTAGCACATTATATGTCCCTTGAGTTTGTTGTAAAAAAACCACGGATTGTACGTAAAAACAAGCCAAAAACTGTCACAAAACTTAAAAAAATGGCGTAAAACGGTTGACAATAGGCTCAACTTGCGCTATAATATACACATAGACAGCAACAAACAGGACTTAAAATGAAAGTTTGCATCACTACACAGTACATGGAAAATTATGGTGCGCATGATTGGGACGGTACAGGTGAGTGCCCGCAGTACTGGAAAATGAAGGGCGGCGAGGAGTACTTTTTGCCCTTGGACGGTTTTAATCCTGCCCATGAGTTTGCAGAGAAGAATCTGCAGATGATTGTGGACAGTGTTCGTGATCAGGTTGAGTGGAACGAGGCTTGGAGCCGTCAGTACATTGTGGGTTATGTGATTGTGGAAGATGACTACATGACCGAGTTTGAATGCAGCCAGTTGGAATACGATGGTGAGATTCGTTTCCCTGCAAAAGTGCTAGAAGAAGGTGTTGTTTAAAAACAACACAATAACCCATCAGGTTGACAGGTTATCGATTCGGTGTTATAATTAATACTTAAACAGCAAACGGAGCTATTATGAATATCCAGGAAATCAACAAAGCAATCATGTTTGGCACTTTCACCAATACCGAGCTGACCAGCATTGGTGATGCTATCCGTTGGAATCGTGCGCAACTTGGCAAGCAGACCAAACGTTCTATTACCATTGGTTGCACTGTAAAATTTACTGATCCCAGAAGCGGTGTTGTTTATCAAGGCACTGTTAACAAAATCAAAATCAAGAACATCTTGGTCAACTGCTCTGCATACGGACGCGGTGGACTTGTAAATGTGCCAGCTAACATGCTCGAGGTGGCATAATGGAAAAACTTATCCTTGCGCTGGCCGCAATTGTTATTGGTATCGCTGGTGTAATGTTTCTCAGCTTCTTGCTGAGTTGGCCCGTGTTCATGCTGTGGAACGGTTGCTTGGTTGGCGCAGTCGCAGGTGTTGCTGAAGTAACTTGGTTGCAGGCCTGGGGCCTGACTATACTATGTGGCTTCTTATTCAAGACTTCAGTGAGCAAATCATAATGCAAAATGTTAACATGATGCAACTTATGCAACGGTGCATGGCACGTCTAGAAGTAGATATCTCTTCTGAGGAACGCATTAAGGTTCTCAAAGTGTTGGCAAGTACTGCTACCATGCTGGTGGAAAATTTAGAAACTATTGTTGAGGTGGCGTAATGGATCCGAAACCAACTCCTGACTATTCACAGAAATACCAGATGACGTACCGTGTTATCCGGGCTGATCAAATTAACGATTTTCTAAATGAACTTGCTGACATGCAACAGGTTTATTTTGAGGAAGCAATTGAAGCATCACAATACAAAGATGCAAAAGAAGTTATCAATCACATCCGTTCACTATAAAGAAAACCTTATGACCACCGCCCGCGAAAAAAATACTGCCCATGATCAACGCCAAGTAACTCGACCCAAAGCGGTCCATTACGACTTTACTGCACTTACTCAGGTGATGAAGGCGTGGTATAATCAGGAAATTTATTCCCCGTATTCTGCATAATCATGGCTGGATTATTTGGATTCTTTGCACTGCTTTGCACTGGTCATCCTATACTGGCACTGGTCTTTTTGATACTTTGCTTATAAGATGTTGCTAAAATACAACACAAAATAGTCTGAAAAACGGTTGACAGCAGGCTCAAGCCGTGTTATAATTATTACTTAAACAGCAAAAAGGAATTAATATGTTGCCAGTGTATCAAGATGTAGTTCGTAAGCCAAATATTCTTAAAAATCGCAATCCTTTAAAGAACACAATTGCAACAGTTATTAGTCTAGGTAACCGCCTTACTGATCTGAACACTTCCAAGGAATGGAAAGCTCTTATTAAAGAGTATAAGGCAAATGCAATTGTGCTTGATCCAACACTGCGACCAAAGGTAATGATGGTCAAGCTAGGTAAGCTGACCATCGACGAAGATATCCAACGTGCGCTCGACGTCAAACATTGTGCAAAGAAAATTGCCGCAACTGGTACATTTGATCCACGCTTGTTGCAAGTAGTATATTGTGTTAAGACCCCGGGCAAAGATGAATTTTGCGCTGTAGATGGTCAGCACACTGCGGCAACTATTGCCGGGCTTGTTGATGCAGGATTGTTTGTAGGCGAAACCGATTGGCGCGAAGTTGAAGTTGCAGTTCTGTATGTCGAAACAACCAGCAAAGCGTTTGCTCGTAAAGCGTTTGCACTGATTAATGGCAAAGGCAAAAAGAAAGTTAGCCCTTGGTATGAGCACCGTACCAAAGTAATGAGCGTTCGTATTGATGGCTCAACTGATGAAGATGATGTGTCTGCAGAACAAAAGCAACAAATTTGCGAAAAGTACGACTGCTATCCAGTTGATCTCGATAGTCAGTTTGTTGGCAAGCCTGGCACATTTACACACATGGGCGCTCTTAACTTAGATGCAGAGACACTAGAATTGTGCTGTAAGTTTCATGACAAGTATTTTCATTATGATGCCATTGACGGCTCGTTGTGGTTTATGATGGCAGACATTGCTAAAGCATTCAAGGCAGCTAAAATTAAAATCACTGATAAGTTTCTCGGAGAACTTGCTGGAATTTTGCAAGGTTACTTTGCAGGCTTGTACGAGTTTCATGCTTCTGTGCATAAGGCACATAAGCTGTGGGGCGAACATACATACGGTTACGAAGTATCATGGGACGACGATTCTATTGCAGCCGTGCTAGTAATGCTGTATCGTAACTTGGGTGGTACTCAGCGTATTCCACAACCAATGTTGGATCGCTTTGCACAGATCCTAGATTTTGTTGATGACGATATTAAAGAATTGTACAACAACACTACCTTATTGGCTGCATAATGTTTTTCTATATACTCCCTGGGCCGTTCCGTTTAGGATTTGGTATCACTGGTAATCACGAGCGGCGTGCAAAAGACTATACAGGCTCGTGGGGTGGTGAAGCTAAGTTTGCATATCTGTTTGAAGGACCAACACCGCATATTAAGAGGCTAGAGAACATTATCAAAACAATGCATACTGATATGCTATGGAAACTTGATGACTGGGAAACTGAATGGTTGGATAATAATTGGACTGCTGATCAGTTGCTTAATTTTGTAAAAGATGTTATACTAGAACGACATTTAGCAATTAAACAAATACGATGATTAAAACTATATCCAGTCCTGATAGCATAATAAGCGTTGGCCTGTCGGGGCAAGGCGGACCTTACCATAGTGGCGCAGTTTATTGGGACGGTAACGCACAAAAGATGTTAGTGATCAATGGGGATGGTGTTAGACATGACATGCACGGACAAGAAGCACATATTGTAGCAGGTCCAATGTTATCACATGTCATGTCTTGGGTGTATAAGAAAATGTCAGAAGAAGCAGAGTTGGACAAGTTATGCAAAGCATATCCAAACTTGGATGAGGCCCGCAAGGAGTTTGCAGTGTTGCATCGTTTGGTAAAGGACAATAAATGAACAGCGATAAATGTACAGTGAAGGCAGTTGCATCTGGTCGAGAGATGGATGCAGAAGTAATTGCATTTCACGAAAAACGAAACTTGACAGTTGCAATTAACAAGAGTGTTAAACTGTTAATGACCTGGAACGGTCGAATGTTTGAAGGCAAGGCAGCAGGTATGGACTTTGAAAGCAATGGTCCAAAAGTAGTCACTGAATATAAATCAATAAGGGGAAATCGATGATTAACAAATTTGAAGGCACAGTTGAAGAACGCCGTGTTGTATTGGAAGCATTCTTCAAAGACAATGCAAACGTGGAAGTTACCTTTAAGAAGGTAGATGGCGAAATTCGCACCATGCCTTGTACGCTGAACGAAGCACTGCTTCCTGTAGTAGTGCAAATTACACCAACTGAAGATACTCCGCGGCCACGTGCTAAAAAGTTTAACCCAACTGTAATGAGTGTGTTCTGCACTAACAAGCAAGAGTGGAGAAGCTTTCGAATTGAAAATTTGATTTCACTAAAGGCGATGTAATATGGATGTAATCGACTTCTTGGTATTCCTGTGTGCAGGATTAGCAGCTCTGGCGATTGCATCATCTGTACTAAAGGCGTGGGTAAAGCGCCTGGAAAATAAACTTGAAGATACATTAGTTCATGCCGCTGTAAAAGAAGCATTAACAAGGATAATCTTTATTCGAGTTGAAGAACATGGTAATATGCAGTTTGCGTACAATGCATTAACCTCAGAGTTTTTAGTGCAGGGTAAAGATGCTGCCGAACTTAATGTAAACTTTGGCAAGAACTTTCCAAAGTTCCAAGGTGTAATTGTTGAACCAGAGGAAACGCCAAATGTTTAATGTTATTATACTTGCAAGTGTTGACAGCCGGCAATTGCTATTAATCCTTGGAGTTGATAATATTCCAATGTTGTCAGTGTATGACGATCATGACGGACATACTCTTGTTCGCCCTTGCATATCAAATGTAGATAATCTCGCCTACGCATTGGGCGTACTTGAAAACGGAGAAATCTAATGAGTACACAATGGATCGTTCTATTTGATAACGAAGGTCTCGACACCCTAGTTCCATATAGTGACATGGTAGAAGAACAAGTAATGTCTAGACTTTCTGGCGGCGAAATGAGTAGAGATGCACAACATACTATTTCACGAATCATGCTACGAGCACGTTTTAACGAACATCGGCATCCAGAAGTATGGGGCTATTCAACTGCTGATCATATGGAATACCAGGACATGCGAGACCTATGGGAAGCTAGTCCACAGTATATGGCTGACCTAATACGCAAAAGCGGTCAGCAATTGCACGGAACTAAACCGGGCCAGCAACGTGCCCCTGTTATTGTTTAGAACTTATAATTTCTAATAGCTCGGGACTTTGGAGAACTTCATTGTGTCCGTAGTCCAACACAATTTCTGTGTGCGGTCCATACAGTTCGCGCTGACTTTCAACTGTAACAACACCGTCATTCTTTCCTACTGCAAATAGATCAAAGCCATGAGTAGTAACCACGTTGGTCCACGGCACTGGAGTTTCGAGCAATCTGGTTTGTGCAGTCCAAGGTTCGTGTCGTGTTAACATTTGCAACCATGGCACATTGATGTTAAACATTTTCCAAAAGCCTGCTTGGATAGATCCACCAAACGGTGTACCAATGCTCATACCACCAACCACCAACTCTGGATTCCGATTAGCAAGGTGCCACGCATAAAGTCCGCCCATTGAATGGCCAACAACAAAGCAAGGCTCGTCGAGTTCCTTTTCCATTGCTTCTAAATTCTTTTCTGGACTTGACATCATGCCCCACTCAAATCTATCGTGGTTCTTAATAGATGAACCAATCCAATTCCAAGATATTTTGGATGCATTGGCCCCGTGGATTAAAATAATTTTCATTGACTTTTCCTTAAACAAGTGTTATACTTATCGTATGAAACCTAAAATTATTAAAGCCCACATGCAAGTTGCAGAGACGTATGCTAAACTAAGCACTGCTCGTAGACTTCAAGTTGGTTCTATTATTGTTAAAGAGGACCGTATCATCAGCATTGGTTACAATGGTATGCCATCTGGCTGGGATAACACTTGTGAGGATCGAGTATATGATCCGGGCGCAGGCGGTTGGCTTAGCCCAGAAGAGTTTGAAGAACAATATCCCTACGAAGGCTGGCACGAAGAAGCAGGCCGCACAGTGCGATATGGACTAAAAACTAAACCAGAGGTGTTGCATGCAGAGGCAAACGCAATTGCAAAGGTTGCACGTAGCCCGGAATCTGCCGAAGGCGCTGTATTATTTGTAACGCACAGCCCTTGCATTGAATGTGCAAAGCTGATATTCCAAAGTGGTATTAAGCAAGTGTTTTATCGCGATAACTATCGTAGTGACGCTGGGATTGCTTTTTTAAAGCAAGCTGGTGTAATTGTTAATCAACTTGAGAACTAAAATGGCAACAGCTAAAACAGTAACAAAACTCAGCGACAAGCTGACAAAAGTAAATGAGAACTTTTCAATCAACATGTACGACAATGGCTTCATGGTTGAGGTTGGTGGCCGCAACAAAAAGGGCGACTATGTGAACGCCAAGCTATTGTGCAGTACATTAGAAGAAGTTCAAGCACTGGTAGCAGAAGCCTGTACAATGGAACGAGACGTTTAAGGAATAATTATGACCTGGTGGAATGTAGCAACCGCAGATAAAAAGAGTGTTGAAGAACACGAGTTTTGGCAAAAAGATGACATGGTCATTCGACGTGTCAACGGATATCGATGGGGTGTTTGGGCTGTTGAAACAGACGGAGACGAGCCACCAGAATTTGAGCGAGTTGCAATGCCAACTGGCAGCAGTGACGAAGATAGTATCGAAATGAACAGCATCGAATACGAAGGCGAACTAGAATCGCTCGACGATGGTTGGTACAATGAAATTATTTGGCCCGACGATATGGAAGAAGCAGAACGTGACAGATTGCAAGCACTGGTAGATGACGATGCGTATGCTTGGGAAGCTGATGGCTGGTCAAACTATGAAACTGAAGTTTGGTTCTGGGGACCACTTGAAATTACAAAGGACGAATGATGTTAAAAGATAGACGACTTTTGATGGAGCAAGAAATTGCTAAACTAACTGCAACATGTGGTTATACCTATCTTGCTGCTATGCGAGTGCCAATGACTGACAATGAAAAAGTAGTATACACTGCCGCAGTTGAGAAGTTGAGTACAATGACAACTGAATTGGCAATTATCGTTGAGATGATTAATAAAGGACACGAGTAATGGCACAACACTCAAACTACTGGAGTTGCAGTTCCTTTGCAGATTGGCTTCGCGGCACTAAAAAACTCGGTGCAGGCACAAGCGAAGAATGGGATGAGTGGACTACTGCTGCCCAAATGAAACATAACTTCCGCTACTGGATGGCTGAAGAAGCACTTGGACATATCCAAGACTTTGTCACCTGGCCAATTAGAAAGATTTACGATGTCAAGTACTATATTAATAACCGTTGGGTTACTGGCACTCATAGTCTCACTGCTCACCCTCGCGACATTAAACCCGGCCAATGGCAGGATGTTGGTAACAGGTTTCTTCCATGCCTCTTCAACGAACTCGTTGACTTTGTCGAAGTAGAAACAGCATGGAGTCATATTGCTTGGGGCGACAAAGAAGCTCGCGCCAAATACAATCCTCCGTTCTATGCAAGTGGTTGGTGGCGCTGGAGAACTTGGCGTAGTCCGCAAGCAGGCTTAGATCACCTTGACTGGGCAATGACCTTGACCAATGAAGAATGGTTAGAAGAAGGTAAAAAAGGTGAAGCTGTACCAACAAGCCAGGCCACTTCGGCAAAAGAAATTAAAGAGCTTTACACTTGGTGGACTGTTACCTATCGTGCTCGTCCAGACCCGCATGATGCCAGTGGTTGGAGTGCTCACTGCGATGCGATGCGTGTCAAGTATCCGGGTAGCTTTTTCTCTAGCCTAAACAGCAAGGATCCAGTAGATCGTAAGGCTAGCGACAAGGCTCATAAGCTTCTGCAAAAGATTGAAGCTGCATACGAAAAAGAAGATGAGGCTATGATGATACGCCTTATTAAGATTAGAGAAAGTCTATGGACTTAACTTCTACTGTATGTTGCCAAGTACCAAAAAAGTACTCGGAAGAGTACGATTGTTACTATTGTGAATCTTGTAACATTTGGGCAGAAGATAAATGCAATGATCCTACGTGCGAGTTTTGCACTACAAGGCCAATGACACCAATGGAGACTAATAATGACAATGCCTGATGAACGCTATCGAGCAATGGTAGAAGGACTAAAGCTAATTGAAGACTTGCTTATACCGCAAGTGACTCCAAGAGTGCCCGGGGAAATTCGAGAACGTGCTCGCTGGATAATGCGGCACTATCCAAGTGCATACGAGCTCGAACGTCTTGCAGCAAATGTTCCATCTATGCTGTCGACAAAGAATTTTAACGGAGAGAAGATCAAATGACATCTTGGACTATAACACTTGAGGATGCAGAAGATGGTAGTGGCGATCTTGTACTGCCACTACCGCAGGATCTATTAGATAATGCCGGATGGAAAGAAGGCGACACTCTTGAATGGATTGATAACAACAACGGCACATGGTCGATGAAGAAAGTAGAAGCTCCAGCCTGAACTAACTGCTTGCTAATTTAGCAGCTTTATTTTTGGCTCTTGTTAGCTTATATTTTTCAATAGTTTCCGGCGATCGTTTATGTGAATCATTGGCCTTCATTGTTGCCAGTCGTTTAGCAATTGATTCTGGACTATTTGGATTCGTAGTTCCATTTGCCTCTTTAGTGACACGGCATTTGGCAAGTGATTCTGACGTAATAGTATTCAAAGTACCATATTTTGCCAGTTTAGTTTCAACGCCTTTGGCAACTGATTCCGGGCTAGTGAGATTCAAAGTACCATATTTTGCCAGTTTAGTTACTAAACCTTTTGCAATTGATTCTGAAGTTTGTTTTACGCCCTCACCAGATTCTGCAATTAAGTTTGCCCAGTCGTCGCTGTCAACCACATTCCATAACTCACTATAATATAGACCAAGTTCTTTGACTTCTTCATTTGAAGTGCATTCTTTGAGGATTGTAGTGGTATAATCGTACCCGTGTACTTTTAGATGACTGGTCCATCTGGTTCCAGAATCTGGATATTTGTGTGGATCTTTTCTTATTGTTTTGCCAAGATATTTTAGGCCAGTGACATTATGTGTCTTGACGTATAGATAAATAATCATGCTGATGTTCCTCCAGAACGTTAGAGCCGGTAGATATGTCGAGTATCGTGATCGGCACTTTTATTTATCATCTTAGGTTGACAGTGCGGCTGGCTTGCAGTATAATATCAACATAGGAGAAAATAATGGCAAATGAAATGAACTACAACAAGCCTGGCAATCATATTATGGTTGACTTAGAAACACTTGGCACTAAACCAAATAGTTTAATGCTTACTATTGGCGCTATTCGTTTTAACCCTTGGGCAGAGGATACTAACAATCCAATGGAGAAGATGGATACGTTTTATCGACGTGTTAGTTTTGAAAGTTTTGAAGGATTAGATCATGTCATTGATGACGACACCCTTGCTTGGTGGGGAAAGCAATCTGAAGAAGTTAGAGAGGAAGCATTTAATGAAGAAGGCCGTGTTGATATACGTGATGTTTTGCGCGATTTCCATCGCTGGTGCGGTGGTGTTGACGCTATCTGGGCAAATGGTACCGGGTTCGACTTAAACATCCTTGAACACTTTAGTCGTGAACTGAAGCGCGGGGTTGCATGGAAGTATTGGCAGGCTCGTGATGCCCGCACATTATATGCACTTGTTCCTGGTCTTGAACGACCACAAGGTGCTGCTCACCATGCACTATGGGATTGCTGGAGCCAACTGGTTGGTGTGCAACGTTCCTTCAAAGCTCTTGGTATCAATGAGTTAACTTCTCGTTAATACTGTACTAAGTAATACACCGGTCTTCGGACATCATCCCGGTATACAAACTCTGCTGCCTATGCTATAATCAACATAGGAGAAAACAATGGCAACAACACTAACCCCAGTCGCATACAAATATACTTCAACTAAAGAGTATCATGATGCATTTCCGTGCGCTTATCGTCAATGGCGATCCGACTCACACTGCAATCTAATTCACGGCTATTCATTTAGCATGAAGTTCTACTTTGGAACTAACGAGCTAGATGCACGTAATTGGGCTGCTGACTACGGCGGACTTAAAGAACTAAAGAAGACCTTAGAGAGTCAATTCGACCATACACTTATTGTAGCACAGGATGATCCGGATATGGAAACATTCAAGTTGCTGCAAGAGCGGAACATGGCTAAGATCGTAGTGCTACCTAAACTAGGATGCGAAGGCCTAAGCGACATGCTTTACAAGTATGTCAATGGCGTTTACATCCCAGAGATGTGGGGTGAGGGCGAATCAAAGCGTCTTTGGTGTTACAAAGTAGAAGTACGTGAAACACAAAGTAATATGGCGTTCCGTGAAGGACACCGTGAGTGGAATGAGGACCTGTTCGCTTAATGCGATTACTTCAACTTAAAGAACTTCAGCAAAGCTATAGCTTAACTCAAGCTGTCAGGCCTGCTGAGGTTTGGGGATTACCAATCCAACCCGAAGCTGAAGGAATCTCGCTGACTATTATCGAGTCCATAGCCGACGTAGCAGAAGGATGGACTGGCTGGGGTTTTGGACAACAGAATACCTGGTTGCTATTTGAAAAACAAGAAGATGCTATTATAGCAAACGTTACGCTTGGAGAGTCGTATGTCTAACATTAAATCATTTCTAGGCAAGCAAATTGATCAAGACGCTGCAATCATTGATAAAGAAATTGTAGTGCAATCAAAGCACAATCTGGATACATTGAGTGCTATGACGAAGAAAGAGGTCATAGCTTATGCTCATAAGTATGCTATACTAATTAACTCCCGCAAGAAAAAGGAAGAGTTAATAGATACCATTCTAAGGAACTAATATGGATAATCAAGTAAACATTACAGATGCAGCATACGCCAAGGTTAAGGAGATTATCTCCGAAGATGCCAAATTGGAAGGTGTAGCATTGCGTATTTTTGTGCAAGGTGGCGGATGTTCGGGCATGGAATATGGCTTTACATTTGATGCAGATGTGAACGACGACGACTTTAATTTTGAGCAAAATGGTATCAAGGTCTCAATTGATTCGATGAGCATGACATATCTAACAAATGCAGTCATTGACTACAAAGAAGATTTAAACGGTTCAAGATTTTCAATTGAAAATCCAAATGCACAAACTACATGCGGTTGCGGTAGTTCTTTTAGTCCGAGCTAATTATGGAAATTGATTACCTCTCAATGACGTTTGACCAACTTATGGAGCGGCAACGTATGATCACTAAAAAATACAACGCTGCATATTCTGGCGGTGCAAGTCAAGAAGTTAAAAATCAAATTTTAAATCATATGGATGCTATTCGGCAAGCCATGTATGAAATTGGCTACAAGCAAAGTTTTGCAGCAAGTGATAGTGATGATCCATTCAAAGACAGCATTATCTAACATGCCAACTACAACATTAGTGGAGAATGATTTGGTAGAATTATTGTACCAAGGTAAAATGGGATTGCTTACAGCGGATCGTAGTCTACTAACAACTTATGATGCTGGTTGTTCTGCATTGGGGCAGAATAAAGTGTTTAGTGTTGTCGAGCTACCAGAATCAGTTGAAGAAGCAGTTAAGCAATGGAATATTCCTGCACATATCGAAGAACTTGATTTAGACGTTTACTTTGCAACCAAGGTAGAAACGTTGGAAGAAGCCTTGCGAGTAGTAGAAGAATTGAGATTGTATAGAGAAAAGAAAATGATACCAATGCTTAGATTTATGATCTATTTGGTAGAGGTAATGAAGGGCAATGATATTGTCTGGGGAGTTGGTAGAGGTAGTTCAGTTAGTTCCTTTCTATTGTATTTGGCAGGACTACATAGTATCAACTCGGTTAAGTATAATTTAGATATCAAGGAGTTTATTAGATGAGCAATTCACGGTACAAAACGCACACTGGACGAGAGTTCAACATGAGTGCGTTCGCTGAAAAAAATGGTGATACAAGGGCCGTTGGTAATGTATCAATGAACGCCCGCGGAGATATTGTAGATGCAAAGGGCAATGTAAAAATTCCCACACAAACAATATCACGTGCATTAGCAGATATTAAAAATAATGAGAGCAAAACTGTTAGCCTAAAAGCTGATGAAAGCATTACTCCAGTTCAGAATAATCCAGTACGTGCTGACAATATTCCTACTATAGTAGCTTCGCGCGAAGTTAATACCATTGATGGCCCTGCGACAGAAGTTGAATATTCCGATGGCAGCATGCAGGTTATTCCAAAAGTACAATCAACCCCAACGAGCCTATAATGCAAACAATTAGACCTTTACAAAATCGCGTCCTTGCTGAACTAATGGGGCTTGATGACCGTGTTACTGCCAGCGGCATTATTATCAAATCCGAAGATGGCAAGGATCGCGGAGTACGACCGCGCTGGGCCAAAGTACGCTTAGTAGGCGAAGGCATTGATTGGGTACAGCCCGGACAGTATGTATTAGTATCACATGGTCGATGGAGCAGACAATTTGAAACTGAGCATCTGGGTGAGAAACTCAAGCTAGTCTACCTTGACAACAAAGAAGTATTGGCTGTATCGGATTCTGATCCAATGGACGACTTTGTAGGTGTTGGTATTGATACTGCCCCAACCATTCACCGCGCAGAAGATTTCGGCGCAAATTAAACTTGACACATGTTGCGGGTATATGCTATACTTGCAACATGAAAACAGATAAATGTAGTACCTGCAATAAAGCATATTCAGTAAGCTGCGACTACAATCAGGGCCGCTGCCCGATGCATCCTCCATATTTTCCTGACTTCCCAGAGTACCATCTACGGTATCTCAATCTGGGCCAATCTATTAAAAATCTTTGGAACAAGTTATGGAAGAAATGAGAGTTGCAAAACTTTGCTGAAGATGTTATAATAGCTAAACTAAAAGGAAACTGAAACATGACAATTGAAATCCAACCCAAAGACACTAGTAGAAATCATTTCTATGTAAGTTTAGCTAAGAGCTTGATTCGTATTATTGCAGGTGGTGCGCTGCTTGCTGGTCACATTGCAGAAGCAGGTGGCCTGCTTATTTTAGCAGAAGTGCTTGGCATTGCAGAGGAAATTGTATGAATAGTGTTACACTAAATCGAAAGCAGATTGCGCAGTTGATCGAGATTGCCACTAAGTTTACAGAAACAGAAAATTTTACCATTGAATCAGAAAGTCTAAGTGGCATTGGGCCAAATATAGCAATCAGATTTGATTTGTTTGAAACATCTGATACAAAAATTGATATTACAGATGTGAGTACTTGGTAATGTTTAATTGGTTTAAACGTGAGCCAGTAGAACAGACTACTGCAACTGATGACATGATGCTTGGCGACTATCCAGGACATGTACCGCCAAGACCCATTCCAACACCGTCTAAGCCGCTCATGCCGCCCGTGACCCAAGAAGCAGTATATACCATTGGGGTTAACTCCGAAGGTGCAACCCAATTTCGAATAAAAATGGATTATGGTTCGGCTACACTAACAATGACTACTGCAGGTGTCATTGATTTAATTGAAGATTTAGCACATTCGATTCGCAAGGATTATAATGTAGTAATTGTTCCAGAGGATGAAGCATGAATGCAACAGACGTAATTGGCCGTATTATGCAACTAACAGAATTTACGGTTACAACCAAGTGTATTGGTACATTGCAATTCAACGGAGTTGTGCCGTTTGATTTGACAATCAAAGACAATGTAGTAACTGCAAAGGTATTGGCAGTTACATTTGATGAAGCAGTTGCAACACTGCATAACTTCCTGTATCCAAATGGCTAGTCTAGCTGAGTACTTTGCCGCCAACCGTTATAACGGCAAGTGGCAAATTGGTGACAGAGTGTTTGGTTATTACAACAAGATTCCCTTTGTTGGCTCTGTAGGCAATGACACATTGATCAATGAACTAATTGGTCCACAAGTATCTATACATTTGGATTTACCAATCAAGTTGACAGATAAGCTGCAAAATGTTATAATACTAACAGGTAAAGATATTAAAACGTTGAAAAAACTAATCGAGTACAAATAATTATGGAAAATAAAAACCTAACAGATGCACTGATTCAGCTGCATGGCATTGCACGTTTAATCGAAGGCGAGATTGGAACTGGAGCACTCAGCGAAGATATTCGTAAGTGTGCAGATAGACTTAGTGCATTGCTAAAACCGTATGTACAAGAAAAGGAAGCAGCATGAAAGAGCTATGGGTTGAAAAGTATCGACCAAAAACTACAAGCGACTATGTATGGATTGACAATGATCAAAAGCACATGGTTGCAACTTGGATTAAAGACAAGTATATTCCGCATTTGTTGTTGGCAGGTAAAGCAGGCGCTGGTAAGACTACACTGGCCAAAGTGCTTGTAAATGAACTTGGAGTTGATCCAAGCGAGTTTATGCATATCAACGCAAGTAGAGATAATGGAGTTGATTTCTTGCGTACTAAAATTAATAATTTCTGTAGCACTATGTCCAATGGACCGTTTAAGGTTGTGCTATTAGATGAAGCTGACTACATTACCCCTCCAGCACAAGGTATTTTGCGCGGTATGTTAGAGCAGTATCACGAAGGTGTACGATTTGTATTAACTTGTAACTATCCACAAAAGATTATTCCAGCATTACACAGTCGTTTACAAACTATCAGTTTCAAGACACTTGATCAAGAGCAATTTGCTGCCCGGTTAGCTTGGATTTTGTACACTGAAAATGTTGACTTTGATAAAGACACGTTAGACACGTATGTCAAGGCATGCTATCCAGATCTGCGTAAAGCAATCAATACTGCACAAATGCGCAGTACCTCAGGTAAATTAGAAGCACCAAAGGAAGAAGAAGGCGAAAGCGATTACAAATTGGCAATGGTTGATTTGTTTAGGCAAGGCCGTATTCGCGAAGCTCGCAATCTAATTATTAAGCAAATTAATTTAGACGAATACGAAGACATGTATCGCTTCATGTATCGCAATCTTGATTTATGGGGCAATGACGTAGATAAGCAAGATAGTGCGTTGTTGCTGATTCGTAAGGGACTGGTTAATCATAGTATGGCTGCTGATGCAGAGATTAACTTGTCAGCTACATTTGTTGAACTGGAGCGTTTATATCGTGGATAAGATCATTCTAACTGATTGTGATGGTGTCTTACTTGATTGGGAAACTGCATTCAGAGTATATGCAGAGCGGCAAGGTTATGTGTTTGACAAAAGTCATGCATCATCATACAGCATTGGCGATCAGTATAGGCTAACACACGAACAAAGTTTAGATTTAATTTCACGGTTTAACCATAGTAGCGACTTTGAATCGCTGCCTCCTTGGCGTGATGCACAAGAAGTAGTTAAACAACTTGTAAGTGAAGGATGGCAGCTTGTTGTAATTACCACGGCCGGAACACATCCATGGACATATGGTTTGCGTATGACTAATCTTGAGAATGTATTTGGCAAAGATGCGATCCGTTCGTTACATGTATTGCCTTTGCATGGCGATAAGGGTGTAGAACTTATCAAGTACAAAGATACTGGATTGTATTGGATTGAAGACAAGTTAAGCAATGCCGAGTTGGGTCCATGGTTTGGACTTAAATCAATATTAATGACTGCTGAATATAATAAGAATTACACGGGCCCTATTCCACGAGTAAATAACTGGAAAGACATTTATAGGATTATCAATTCATGACATTCAGAGACCCGGCACTACTTAGAACATTCCCCAAAGAACTCGAGCCTTATAAGAGTTTAATTTTCTGCCCGCTAGATTTGCCACCACCACCAGAGTTTGACGAGAGCAGATTATTTGCATATATTGCAATGCGAGATGAGCGTGATAGAGGTACACTTGCTGGATCAGTTTCAGGTGCAACAGGTCCCATATCATTACAAAGCCCATGGCTACGTTATACTGCATCGTGGTCAAAGGAAAAGAATACTTACCCGTGGAGATTGTTACACTTGATGCGAAGTGATTTTGCAGAAGATGGCTGGGAATTTTATGATGAGTTTAAGCAGTGGTGTCCCGACCTTGCAGCTTACTTTGAGAGTTTGCCAGTTAGTGAATTTTACACAATGTCGTTGCTTAATCAAAAGGCAGGTACCGATGTTGGTATTCACACCGATCCGGATGTTTGGTTTGGTCTCCGCTTCTATGCTGTTAATCGCAGCGATGCTAAAATCTTTTTTCAAAAGGCAAAGCATCCTCAAGATAAACGCTTATTAAATATAATCCACGATGACGAAGGGAAAATCAAGCAGTTACCGTGGAGCGACCTGGTAGAGGATGAGAGGATTTACGCAAAGTATCCGCAGCCTTGTTTCCCGTTCCACTTAACTACTACTCATGCAGCACATGGAGTCGAAGCAGTACCAGAAGGGGTCGAAGATGCAAGAGTCACTGGATTTGTTATTTGCAAAGTGGACCCGGTTAAGTATGCCGAACTACTTGCCCGCAGTGTAGAAAAATACAAAGACTACGCAATTTGGTGGTAATGATAAAAGGAGCCTGGGCTCCTTTTATCTTAGGTGCTAAGGTTATTAGCGATTATTCGTCATCACCATATATGCGAAGTACTTCGGATACAGCAGGATGACGTTCGACGTGTTGACGTTCGAACTTTACTAATGCCATTCTTGAACTTGGGTCGGAAGTTAATCTGTCGATAAAGTCCGCTAAACCATTTTGTTCAAATCCGCGATCATGTTGATTCAAGTCGCCGGTAATGACCATCTTAGATCCTTCGCCAATACGAGTCAATAACATTTTCATTTGGCTAACAGTTGAGTTTTGCAACTCGTCACCAATGATAATACTATTCTTAAAAGTGCGTCCACGCATGTATGCAAGTGGTGCAATTTCAATTGTGCCTTCGATTAGCATGCCTTCAATTTGTTTGACATTCCAATAGTCACGTAGCACATCCATAATAGGACGAGTCCAAGGTGCCATTTTCTGTTCAAGTGTTCCTGGTAAGAAACCATGCTGCTCGTCAACGCTGACTGCTGGTCGTGTCACGACAATGCGATCTACTTCTCCAGACTTTAGCTGTTTAACGGCCCATAATGTAGCGATGAGTGTCTTGCCTGTGCCTGCTGGCCCTAATGCAAATACCATGTCCTTTTTGTGATTTTCGAGATGCGCAAGGTAATCCTCTTGTCGTAAATTACGTGGCGTAATTTCAACTCGTTTATATTTGGAGGGTTTAGCTTCTTCTTTTTCTCTAAAGTTATTTAGATCAATAACGGCATTGCCGTCAAATCTACGGTCGCCGTTGCGGTCACTGTTACGATCACTCGCTGGAGTGCGTTTTTGCTGTTTTCTCATCTTGCTCCTTTACAATAACTGGATTGTTGGGCTGATAGCATAAATGTTAGATTTGTTATGTTCAACCCAACCAAGTTAGGTTGATTCATCGCTGAACCAAAAGTATTTAACCTCGGGGTGCAAACTGGGCAAGGTTATAGCAATAATATGCTAAATATCTTACTATGCCAACACAAGACACCATTTATAAGAATCTGGATAATATCCACCGAAGCCCTAACGTAATCGACACATTGTCTGAGATTGACCGCGTTCTAGATCGCATGGACATCTATGCTTACGAAAACTGGATCAAAGGCGAAATCGTTGACGGCCCGTTTGTTGAGCGTCATTGGGTAGAGCTAACACTTATGTACCCGTTAAAAATGATGCCAAATCCAGATGCTGCGATGCGACTAATTAATAACGGTTGCAAAGTACAATTTGGTAAAGATGTACTAACTGTATATAAAAAAGTAAAAGGTCCAGAAGACTTAGAAGAAGATACAGATGGTAGTCGTAGACCAAAGTTAGTTAAAAAACAAGTATGGTTAGTAAATTTACGCATTCCAATTGCATTATTAGATGTAAGTGAAGATATCATTGATACTGATGACATTGATTACGATAGCGTAGAAAATGCCTATGATGAAGAACTTGACGGCGAGCAAGGCTTACAAGATGAAACAAATACCCCAACTCAAGAACAACCAAATGACAATCAAACAGAAGAAGTACCTACTTAAAGAAAGCCTCAGAGCCGGCGACTTACGCGACACTATTGCTGCGTTGGTTGAGATCGACCGCTATAAACCAAAACTTGGTACAGAGTCAGACACTGTTGTACTTTGTTTTAAAGCAGATACAATCGAAGCTGCTACTGATCTCGGAGCCTTCTTAGAATGGTCCGCTGCTGGAATCGAAGATGTTGAAGTCAGTGATGCCGGGGACAAAGAAGGAAAGTTTCACGTTTATTGTGAGATCCAACGTTTACCGGGTATTAATCAAAAGATCCTTAACATTGTTAAAGATGCCGAACATACAACTGGCCCACAAGATTGGAAGTTTGTGGCAATGGATGGCCGTCGTGCAGACTTGACATTAGGCGAATTAAATGCTACAATTATACAAGATCCAAAACTATATGACTTACCACCAGAAAGTCGAGAGTTTTATCTACGTATGAAAAATTTAAGTAATTACTAACCATAAAGTTATTATAGTGGCAAAAGAGACCGGTTTCGTTATTAAGGGAAGTGTAGTTGAAACTCTTCCAAATGCAATCTTTAAAGTTCAACTGGAAAGTGGACCTATTATACTAGGACACTTGTCGGGTAAGATGCGCACCAATAGAATTACCATAATTCTAGGCGATGCAGTAGACATTGAGATGAGTCCGTATGATCTTACCAAAGGTCGTATTGTATACCGACATAAGTCATAACTAATAGATATATGTGGATACTAAACTGGTTACCTGATTTTGTATTTCACCTGATTCTAATTGCAGGTGTCTTTGCTCTATTGGCCAGTTGGGTGCTGAAGTTTATTCCTTTCATTACAACGTATCGTTTACCAATACAAGTTGCAGGCATATTACTAACAGTGCTTGGTGTATGGTATGAAGGTGGTATTGCAAAGGACAATGAGTGGAAAGTTCGCGTTGCAGAACTCGAAGTTAAAGTTGCACAAGCAGAAGCAAAATCTGCAACTGAAAATGTTAAAATTGTCACTAAAGTTGTTAAGCAATTAGAACTTGTTCGTACACGCGGCAACGATGTTATTCAATATGTCGATCGTGAAATTGTAAAATACGACAACGTTTGCCCAATTCCAAAAGAAGTTGTCAAAGCACATAACATGGCTGCTGAACGAGTAGGAGAAGCAAAATGAAATATATAATCGTTGCACTTGCTATTTTATTGTCTGGTTGTAGCACTGTTGTACCAATTGCGGCAAAGTTTCCAGAGGCACCATCAATTATTATGGAACGTTGCCCTGATCTTAAAAAGATAGAAACCGATACAACTGTTATGAGTATACTAACCAAAACTGTAACTGAAAACTATACTACGTATTACGAATGTGCAGTTAAAGTAGATGCGTTCCGAAAATGGTACGAAACACAAAAAGCCATCTTTGAGAACCTCAACTAATCATCCTTATCAATCAACAATTTTAATCGGTACTAGCAGTACCTTGGACAAGTTATGAACTACCATAAAGTTCTTGGTTTAGATACATCTGCTACAGTAGATGAAGTCAAACAAGCATACCGCAAATTAGCAATGAAACATCACCCCGATCGTGGCGGCGATGAAAACGAATTTAAAAAAATCAAAGAAGCATACGAAAAATTGACAGCACCAGGTGGTGGACCAGATACAGGTGATTTTGATGACTTACATGAATTTTTTAAACAGGGTCAACGTGCTGGCCGACACAATTGGTCATTTAGTAACGGATGGGATTCGGAGCCCGAGCAGGTAAAAAATCCTGATGTTAATATTGCAATACCATGTTCGCTTGAAGAAGCGCATACTGGCTTTACTAAGCAAGTTGAATTTACTTTGCCAGATGCCAATGTAAAAAATATGACTGTGACCTTCCCCGCAGGATGCACAGGTGATATTAAAATAAAATATGCAGGTGAAGGTGGAAGACTAATAACCTCTAGGCCACCAGGTGACTTATATGTTAAATTAAACATTGCATCCCATCCAATTTGGCGTATCCAGGGCCAGGATCTGTTTGCAACACTTCAAATAAATGTATGGCAAGCCATGTTTGGTGCAACTGTAAAGTTAACTGACATAAGCGGAACTGAAATAGAAATAACAATTCCAGCAGGCACACAATCAAGATCGCAACTTAGACTCAAAGGTAAAGGATTCAATGTTAGAGGTTCAATAGCTCGGTATAACGCATTTTTAGAAATTGTAGTGATCATCCCGGCGTTAACCGAAGATGATCTTATTAAGACAATCGTTGACTTAAAAGAGAAATTATAGTATAATAATCATATGTTAGAAATTATCCCTGAAACCCACCCTATCCTATCAATTGAAATTCCGCCTGTTGATCCTGAAACCAATGTAGAACATCTAAGCAAAGAGATGTTTATGATTATGTGGCTCAATGGAGGCATTGGCCTAGCTGCCCCTCAAGTTGGAATGGCTGTACGTATGTTTGTTATGGGTCCACAAGAAGGCCCAAACTACGTATGCATCAATCCTGAAATTGTTGCAACAAGTGAGGATCAAACTATCGCCTTAGAAGGGTGTTTATCGTACCCTGCCTTGTGGTTAAATATCAAGAGGCCAAGTTGGGTGCAAGCAAGATACACTACACTCGACGGGCAAGTGGTAGAGAAGAAGTTTGAAGGATTGTTGGCAAGATGCTACATTCATGAGTTAGAACATCTTAATGGTGTATTATTTACAAAGCGTAGTTCTGCATTGGGACTACGACTTGCAAGAGCACGTCAGCAAAAGAAATTGCGTAAAATTAAAGGTTAATATGAGTCAAGAAGAAAACAACGGTAAGATTAATGAAGTGATTGCTCGTGCTTTTCAAGAGGCACTCAATCGTGAACATGAATATGTTACACTAGAGCACATCTTGCGTGTCATGCTCGATGAAGATGAGATTAAAGAAGTACTTGCTGAACTTCAGGTTGATGTATCAACCTTGCGCGATGAAATTGACAACTGGCTGCGGGCGCAAGAAGACATGCGAGTTGAAGGTGTTACCAAACCGCGCAAGACTGCAACACTTGAACGATGTTTCAATCGTGCATATACTCAAGCAATCTTTACTGGCCGTGGCCATATGGAGCCGCTTGATTTGCTTATTAGTATTGCAGCAGAAAAGAATAGCTATGCAAACTACTTCCTGGCAAAAAATGGCATTACAAAAGATGCAATTATCGCTTACGTATCAAAGTTAAAAGACGGTAAGAGCAAAGAAAGTAAAGGTGCAAAGAAACGTGATAGCGAAAAGATTCTTTCTAAGTACACTACTAACTTGAACAAAGAAGCAGAGAAGCAACAGATTGATCCGCTAATTGGGCGCGAAAAAGAAGTGTTCCGTCTAGCACAGACACTAACACGTAAAAAGAAGAATAACGTAATTATGGTAGGCGAGCCTGGCGTAGGTAAGACTGCTATTGTTGAAGGACTTGCTGTTGCTATTGTGCGTAATGAAGTGCCCGAAGTTCTTAAAGGTAAAACAATTTATAGTTTGGAGATTGGTAAGCTACTTGCTGGTACCAAGTACCGCGGTGACTTTGAAGAACGTATGCAGAATGTGCTTGATGCACTTGAAGAACGTGATGACATTATTTTGTTCATCGACGAGATTCATATGATTATGGGTGCTGGTAGCAGCGGCCAAGGTAGTATGGACGTTGCTAACTTGCTTAAACCAGCACTGGAAAAAGGCAAGCTACGTTGCGTTGGTAGTACAACATACGAAGAGTTTCGTTCACACTTTGAGAAAGATCGTGCATTGCTGCGCCGCTTTACAAAAGTTGACGTTAACGAACCAAGCGTAGAAGAAGCACGATTGATGCTTCGACGAGTTGCTCCATTATATGCAAAGTTCCATGACTTAACTATTAATGATGAAGCAGTTGATCTTGCAATTGATTTGTCTATGAAGTACATGCTTGATCGTAAGTTGCCAGACAAAGCTATTGATATCATTGATGCGTCAATGGCACGTATGCGAGTATCAAATGCCGTTAAAGGCGCTGAAGTTACCAAAGATAATATCCGTCAAGAGATCAGCGACTTGACTCGTGTTCCAATTGAACAACTTGGTGAACAAAAAGGTGTTGCAGTTACTGAACTTGAAAGCCGTATGCGTACAAACGTATTTGGTCAAGATGATGCAATTGAACGCTTGATGAACATGGTGTACATTGCCAAGTCTGGATTGAAAGAAGTAAATCGTCCAATGGCTAACTTCTTGTTTGTTGGTCCAACTGGTACTGGTAAAACAGAACTTGCAAATCAACTTGCTGAAGGCTTGGGCATGGAAGTTGTGCGCTTTGATATGAGTGAATACAAAGAGTCGCATAAGATTGCTTCATTGATTGGTAGCCCTCCTGGTTACGTGGGTTACGGTGAAGGCAAAGCTGGTTCCGGTAAGTTGATCAATGAACTTGAGCGTGTTCCTAATTGTGTATTGCTGTTTGACGAGATTGAAAAAGCTCACCCCGATGTTATCCAAGTATTACTTGGCTTAATGGATAATGGTATTGTTACTGGTTCTGATAACAAACAAGCCAGTGCTCGCAATGCCTTTGTTATCTTAACAAGTAACTTGGGTGCAGTTGATAGCGAGAAACAAGTAATTGGATTTGGATCTGGCTTAAATGAATCTGCAAGTGACGATGCTGTTAAACGCTTCTTCTCCCCAGAGTTCCGCAATCGTTTAGATGCAACAGTTAAATTCAATCGTTTGCCAAAAGATGTTATTCGACGAGTTGCTGATAAGTTTATGAATCAAATTCGTGAACAGTTGATTGCACAAAATCAATCTATTACAATTGATGATTCTGCACTTGACTATCTGGCTGCTAACGGTTACAGTGAAACAATGGGCGCTCGACCAATGAAGCGATTGATTAACGAAGAGATTCGATTGCCAGTTGCTAAACGCATTATCAAGGACGGGATGCATACTCACCACGTTAGTAGTGATGGTGAGAAACTTGTAATCTCATAATGAAAGAGCATTTAACTCAGCGGCTGTTTTGGAAGAAATGGCCGTTTAAAGCAATTATACAAATTCAGACTAATCGTGGCTCATATGATTGGAGACTTACTAAGCTGCAAGCCCAGGCGAGGCGGTCTGAGTTTGTAGTTTTAAAGGAGTGGACTGCTTCGCATTTTCCCAATTCGGGAACTCGATGTGAAACAAATTTCAGTGTATTTTTACACACTGAAGAAGAACTAAACGAACTGCTTGACTACTACGGACACAAGGTAATTGATGTTTGGAAGCCTGAATCACAATCTACAATGGATACATTATTAGAGCATACTTTTGATGTTGTCCGTGCTAAGCCATGGTACGGACAATATCCCATTCGTGCCCGTATTCCGTTTACCACTGAGTTTAGAACCGAAGGCTTTAAAACTTTACAAACATCACTCGAGTCTATTGCTAAAGATGCGTGGCACTGCAATGGAATGTTAAAAGATATGATGATCCGAGTGAATCCTCCGCGGCTTTATAGCTGGGGGCAACCGTTGCATTTATATCTAAGTTCCAATGATGATGCTGCAATGCTGCGATTATTGTGCGGCCACCTTATTGAACGATTCGAGAGAATTAGAGCACCATAATAGACTATCCATCCTAAACAACGCCTCCAGCTAAATATAGTTGGAGGCTTTTTAATGGCAAAAATACACGAAGAACTGATCATAATCAAGATTAGTAAACTATATAAAGACGGATTGAGTGGTGGTACACTCATCAATGAAGACACTACATCCAGCTTAGAAGCAGTTGTACAACAGTTAGTTGGCGACGATGTTGTTGTAGAAATCATCAAGGAATAATACTATGAGTATGCGTAGTCAAAATATGTTAATCGCCAATGGTGAGTTAGATCAAGTTGGTCTAGCTGCTCGCGGCGATGGCTACTATGGATATGCAGGCGGCTTGCATACTATAGGGTTTTATTTAAAGAATTTTATCGGACGTATCTACGTAGATGCATCCTTAAGCGACAATCCCGGGGACAATGATTGGTTTCCGATCGCCCTAGGCGACTTAGAATTTGCCGACTTTGATTCAGCAATGACCGGAATTGAAACATTTAACATTGTAGGAAACTTTGTTTATCTGCGAGCAAAGATCAAGCGAAGTCACTTAAATCAACCAGTTAGTGCATTAGGTACTTGTGAAAAGGTTGTACTAAGTCTTTAAGACAAAGGAAATAATATGGGAATTAGAGCAAGCTCAGGTGGTCAGTTAGGTTTCGGAGGTACTTCTGGCGGCACCAGTACAGGCCTAACTATCGAACAAGTGCAAGATATTCTGTCAGAAGCAATTACTACAACTGATACAGTACAAGGCATTACACTAACATCAACATATGATGATATAACTGGTAAACTTAGAATAAGTTTAGGTACTCCAATAGATGCACCAATTGCAGGGATTGTCCCTGCAAGTATCGAAGTTGCAAAAACTGGTGTCACAATTGGTGCTGCAAAGGGATTTAACTTTGCTGGGCCAGGAGTTGGTGTCATTAGTATTGTTGATGATGTTGCAACGATTAACATTACTGGCGGTGGCGGTGGTGGTGCTGGCATTGGTATTGCTAATGTTGTCATTGATAGCAACGGACATTTAAAAGTATCATTGGATGATGGTAACATCATTGATGCTGGTGTTGCTCGTGGCACACAGGGTATCAAAGGTGATACTGGTTTACAAGGGCCGCAGGGTTTAGTTGGCCCTCAGGGCGTACCTGGTATCAAGGGTGATACTGGTTTACAAGGCGTACCTGGTATCAAAGGTGATACTGGTTTACAAGGTGCCCAGGGAAATACAGGGCGCGGTGTAGCTGCTACTGTAATTGACAGTGATGGCAATTTACAAATTTCATTAACTGATGGCAGTATTGTTACTGCTGGTCATGTTGTTGGTCCACAAGGTATACAGGGCGCCCAGGGTGTTCCTGGCATTGCTGGTTTAAAAGGCGACACTGGTCTACAAGGATTGCCAGGTGCTGCAGGTAGTCCAGGAGTGCAGGGTGTGCCAGGTGCCGATGGTGCGCAGGGTAGTACAGGTGCAACTGGCGCAAGTGTTAGTGCAGGGGCAGTAGTAAATGGTCATTTGATTATTACTAAGACCGATGGCGCAACAATCGACGCTGGTAGCGTAGTTGGGCCGCAGGGTGTTCAGGGTGTACAAGGTGTCAAGGGCGACACTGGCACGCAAGGTGCAGCAGGTGTTAGCTATACTCTTAATAATAAAAGCGGCCAAGTGCAAGTATTTGGGTTATCAACTACTACACAGCCCGGCTACGATTTAGAAGTTGATCTTGCTAACAAAGCAAACAAACTTACAACATCACGTAATATTGCATTGTCTGGTAAAGTAACTGGTCTAACTACATTTGACGGTAGTGGTAACGTTACTATGCTTACATCATTAAATGGTGTAACTACCAATGATGTTGCTGAAGGTACAAACCAATATTTTACAAATGCAAGAGCACGGGCTGCATTAAGCGCAAGTACTGGCCTAAGTTATAATAGTGCAACTGGCGTAATGTCATTGAACGCTAATAGCGATCAGCTTAACGAAGGTACAAACAATTTATACTTTACCAATAATAGATTTGATAACAGATTAGGACAAAGTACGTTATCACAGTTTTCAGACGTTGCTAACGTTACGCCTACTACTGGCCAAGCATTGGTATGGAATGGTAATACTTGGACTCCTGGTACTGTTGCCAGCGGCGCTGGTACAACTGCTGGATCAAGTTCTGGTTTATTTAAAGCAACTGTTCAAGTTGAATATGATGCAAGCGGTAACCTAAGCAATGTGAGTATTTTAAACGGTGGCATTAGTGCAGTTATTACAACTGCAACTTCTACATCGGCTACAGTAACTTTTACATTCACTGGCAGTACTTGTTCCCCAATGGGTATTCAAGTGTATGGATATCAACGCACAAACAATGTATATGTAACTCGTGCATTAGCAAGTGATTTTCCAACAAGAACTGTAGCAGCAGGTGGAGTATCAGGTGCGCCAACTACGTTCAGTGCGTTTGATGCGACTGCTAACACAATGACTCTTGGATTGACCAAGGCTGTTACAGGTGCAAGTGCTGGCATTGGCCAGACTACCCATTGTGTATTGCAATTCTTACTAAGTTCAATCTAAGGAATAACATGACAATTAATGCATGGAAAACAAACTTCATTGGATTAAACAAACCAGCAAAAGTGCTTTCAGGCAGTGCTGACTCGTTTGTTAGTTTAGACTTGTGGCCATATGCAAATGGTATTGATGATCCATATTGGAGCGGTGGCACAAATCCACAATTTTATCGTTGGCAAGTCAAGTTCACTGTCAATGAACGTCAACACGGATCACACTTGACTCGTACCCCGTTTAGATTTAATGCACAAGATATTGAAGTTGGTGACTTTGTTGCTGGCGCACAAGATGGCAAAGTTTGTCAGATCATGAGTATCATATCTAAAACTGACAGCGAAATTGTTGCTATTGTAGAAGATAGATTGCGATATAATACATTTCGTGATACAGCAGGTTTTGGGCTGTTCTCAACTCCGGGCACTGTTATATTTTTTCAAATCAATGAACTCGGCTATCCAATGTTGGATCCAGTTCCTGGTGAAGCAGCAGCTGATTTTGCAAGTAATGTAATGAGTCGCTTTCAATATTTGAATCCATTAATTAACTATCTATTAGAAAAGACAGATAACGGATTTGAACAAGGTGACGCTATCTGTATCGAAGCTGAACAATTTGTATTAAGTAATTCAGACAACGTAAGTAAGTTCATTGGAACTGTAGTACATCCGGGGCCAGGGCCTCATCAATTCATCCTGCGGCCCGCAAACGGAGTCATTGACTTTGTTGCAAACTTGCCTGGCGCAGTAGGTGATTACATTTATCCAAGCATAGATGGTACTGGTGATCTGACAACAAGTGATGTTAGTCGTCGACCAATTTACATGAAAGTTGCAAAAGCATTAACCAGTGCAACCACAGGTGTTGGGGTTAACCCACACGGAGTAGCTGGGGATATTATCGAATTCAATCGAATCCAAATGCCTCTTTTTGGTAACGGTGAAACATATAACTTAGATGATGCAGTTGCTATTATCAATGCTGCAATTGGCCAACATTTTATTACAGCAACCAAAGTTGGTGCTGCAACAATTGCAGTGTCAGATACTGCTACTGTAGGCAGTGCATACGGAATTGTAGCAGGTTATAGTCCGTTTAGCGCAACTATTAATGGGCAACTTGTTACTTTTACTACAACCACGAGCGGTAGTGCTGCATATGGTGACTCTGCTGTAGCAGATGTCAATGATATGGCGTTTGATATTAATTTAGCAAACATAACTGACATTGTTGCCAGTGTGAGTGATGGCAGCAATTTGAGATTGACAAACACTGCTGGTCAGAATATTGAAATTATTAACGTAGCAGTAGATGCAAACGGAAATAACTTTGCGGGTCCAGCATCTGTATCATCACTGCCGTTGGCAACTATTGCAAACGGGACTACCCATGCACTAAGGTTAGAACGTCTTGATGGCGGTCCAATTACAATCAGGGATATCCAAGGATCGTTCTTGTCCGATGCAGGGGTAATGAGCGGTCAGAATGGCCGATATGCATTAGCACTAAACATTGAGCAAGGTTTGAGAGCAAGCGCAACCACAGTAGTAGGAACTATGGGCGCACGTGAAGCACTACATGCATTAATTGGTGACCAGTGTCACGTTTTAAATGATGGCAACAATGAATGGGCGTTGTTTGTGTACGATGGATCAAATTGGGTAAAAGTTAGCGGTCAACGTAGTGTTGTAGTCGATGCACGTACAATTAAAGAAGTAATTGATTTGCCAGGAACTACTACTATAATTGGCACAGTAAGCGAAGAACGCAGAATCTTAAATATTAGTGTTGCAGTGTTGCAAACATTAGTTAATGCTCCGGCAGTTACAGTAAGCATAGGCAATAACATTGTATGGGACTTTACAAAACACGGTGCAAGTGAAATTGGTTCGTACAGTGTTGACAGCAACTTAGTAACTGATACTCGCAATGATGTTGTTGTTAACATTCCGGCAAATGCTGCAAGCGGCCAATTGCAAATCGAGGTTACATACGTATAATGAAAACATTTAATAACACATCTGGAACTACCTCAAGTGACTTTGCATTGGGGCAAGGGACTGGTAGCGAAGTAAGACAAATTGTATTAAATGCGACAGGCACTGGCCAGGCATTTGATCGCGAAGGTCACGAAATTATAATTAGTTCCGTAGAATTTTATGATATCAAAATGCTTGCACGAAATGCAAGTGGTGGTATTGTTTCCAAACAACTTCGTGGCACGATACACGGAGTTGTAGTAACACGAATCGAAGACGTGTTCCAAGAAGATTTTGCTGCTGATGTTACATTAACATCAACTGGCACAATATTAAGCGTACATTGTATAGGTACAGCAAACTTCACAATCTACACAACATTGACAAGGGTAGCATAATGGCAAATATTAGTATATCAGAGCTGTTTCCAACAGTAAACTTTGGACCAACAGACGAGTTTGTTATTGTCCAAGACAATAGAACTGTTCGCATTAATGGCATAGATGTTATACATGGCATCTCAACCATGACTAATTTAGCAACCAAATCATATGTTGATGCTATTGTAAACGGGGCGCCAGGCACGTTAGATACACTTGCAGAAATTGCTGCCGCACTAAATGATGATGCTAATTTTGCAGGCACAATTACTACACTTATTAATTCAAAACTTGCAGCAGATGATTTTGAACCACGTTTCTGGCAGTTGATTAATTCTTCAGTTAAGACTGCAAACATTCCCGAACTGAATAATTTATACTTTACTACCCAACGTGTATTAGACGTTGTCCGACCATTGATCCCAACATCATTTGTAACATCTTACAATGACTTGACAAATAAGCCTAGTATTCCAACTGATATAAATCAACTTAGTGATGCAAGCGGTCTACTTGGCCAAGGCAGTGGCGGAAGTTATCCAACTGCTCCAACATTTACTACTGTAACAACAACTAACTTAAATGTTAAAAATGTTGCATTTACTGGCACCGGCGCTGTTACAATCAGTAGCGGAAATGATCTAAACTTTGTTGCAGCCGGCAATATTACATTCAATGGAGCGACTGCTATTACTAAATTGCAACTAAAGGCAGTTGTTGCGGCATCAACTGATTTCGCAGATTTTAAAGCTCGTATTGCAGCAATTTAAGGAATAACAAATGGAATATATTGTAACAGTTGCGGACCCACAAGTGTGGGACACGCTATGGGATGAATTGACATCAAACGGATTAGGCGATAACTTTATTCCCGATCATGCAGTCACAGTGATTAATGAACGTCCGTTCAATGACTTTTCTGCACACTTTGACTTAACCAATGAAGAAGCACAAAATCTAAGATTAGACCCACGTATACAATCAGTTGAGTTACAAGCAGATCAACAACCTGGTATTATTAAACGTTTCAATGGACAACGGTTAGGAAATTATGATCGTAACCCATATTCAACTACATCAACTATGAAGAACTGGGGCTTGCTACGTTGTAGTAACCAAGCCGATCCATTTGGAACTGCATCAACTCTACAGACTAATTTTAACTACAACTTAGATGGCAGTGGAGTCGATATTATTTTAATTGATACTGGAGTTGAAGCAGGCCATCCCGAGTTTGCAGTCAATGCAGACGGTACTGGCGCAAGTCGTGTAGTAGACTTTGATTGGTATAGTCTCGGTGTTCCAGGTGTTCCATCTGGACCAACTATCGGCGGATACATTGGAGATTCAGATGGGCATGGTAGCAACTGCGCAAGCATTGCAGCCGGTAATACATGCGGTTGGGCGCCTGGCGCTGCAATTTATAGTATTCGTATTTTTGGTGGCACCAGCATTAAAACAGGTGCGACTCTTGGTGTAATTAACTCTGATTTTGCATTTGACTTAGTTCGTGCATTCCATTTGAAGAAGATTGCCGAAGGTAATACACGACCAACAGTCTGTTCAAATAGCTGGGGCTACTATGCGTACTATAGCGGTATGCAAACTACAAATTTTCGCGGTACCGTATATACAACATCAAGTCGAAATGCCAACTATGGCCAAGTTGCATCAATACACGGAGCTCGTACTATCTATGTTGACACTGCTGTAGAGAATTGTGCAAATGCTGGAGTTATCTTAATTGGTGCAGCGGGCAACTACTCGCATAAGATTGACGTACCAGGTGGAATAGATTACAATAATTATTGGTCAAATGGTTGGGGCAATACATATTACCATAGAGGTTCAAGTCCAACTGCTACCCCAAGTATGATTAATGTAGGTGCAACAGATTCTGTATTATCAAATCCTGCTGTTGAGCGTAAAGCATACTTTAGCGAAACTGGCCCTCGAGTTGATGTGTATGCTCCAGGTACTATGATTATGGGTGCTTACGCAAATAAATCATATCAAACTTATGCAGTTGCAGATCTTCGTAAATCTGGCTACTATCTTAATAAGATTTCTGGGACAAGCCAGGCTACTCCTCAAGTGGCAGGCTATGTTGCATGCCTGTTACAACTGCGACCAACTTCTAATGTAGGTGATATTAAAAACTTTATTTCAACGCACAGCAATAAAAATAAGTTAGCAGAAGGAGTAGAATCATGGACCAATCAATATACACTGCACGGTGGCGCAAACAGCTATTTGTATACTCCATTTACTAATCCAAGTCGCGGCAGTATTACCAGTTAACCGTTAATTTGATAAGTATTGGTATGACACCATATCAAAGACGATACGGCACTTTAGTGCCAAACCCTATTACTCCACCAAATGATGTTGTAACTACGTTACTACGCAGGGTATCTAATAGAAAGTTTAACGGTAAGCCGTTGGCACCAGGGTTGCTGGAACTTCTTATCGCTGCTGCTCAAAGTGCTCCTACCAGCGGGATGCTTCAAACTTGGAGTGTCATTGCACTAACTACCCCTGAAGAAAAAGCAAAGTTATTTAACGGGCCCGGACATATGAATGTTATCGGTGGCGTAGATAGCCAAAATACTATTGCAATTAATACATCGGCTGTTGTATTAATTTGGCTCGCTGATTTGTCAAGGTTGGAACTTATTTTAAAAACTGTGGATACAGATGACTTAATAAAAGCCCAAGTTACAAAAGCAGAATACCATCTAAAGGCTATCATTGATGCAACTATTGCGGCCCAAACATTCTTTATGGCTGCAGAGTCCATGGGTATCACAGGTACATACTGTGGGGCAATAAGACAATTGCCAATTTCAGCCCTTGAGACTGAGTTTAACTTGCCTAAGCATACTTTCCCAATTTTTGGTACGATTCATGGATACAATGATGATGCTGTGCTTGCTCATGTTAGGCCCAGAATGCCAAGTAATTTGGTTTTGCACCACGGTTCGTATACAAAAATGCAAGATACAAACGAACTAAAGGACTATAATATAGCACACAGGCGGAACGGCAGTCCGCATTGTTCAAATTTTGAAGATCGAGTAATTGAAAGATTGGCGCCAAGTCTTAGTAAAGAAGCAGTTGGCGATGCATTACGATATATGGGATTTGACTTTAAATAAGGAATTATATGGAAATACTTGAACCAAAACACTTTCTAAGAATTTGTGTATCACGTGAGCTCACTGATGTAGAATTTGAGGACATGACAGATATTGTTGATGATGAAATTGGTGACATTGTTGCAAGCGACGATGTCATCGAACACGATAATGCAGCAGGTATGATTTGCTATATGTTCCAACTTACCACTGATATCGAACATAGTGAGCAAGGCGCAATGTCCGGAGATATTGTTAGCTATGAAATAGATCGAATGCTACCACGTGGACTCGAATGGGAAATGGAAGCCAGCACCGACGACATTACATTGAATATTGCAGATGATGCAACTCAAGAACAAGTAGAAGAAGCAGCTATCAACTACTTTCGTAATATCTTGAATGGCTGATGAAATATTCGCCGGGTTCATTACATCTACTAGGCTACACTAAACGCAGTCCCATCTGGGATGATTTTGTTACTAAAACCATGGCAACATGGTACAAATTCAGCCCTGATCATAGCGTAAGTCACTTCGCCTGGGTTAATAATTCCAACCATCGCAATAGCCAAGGCACTACACACGGTGGCGCATTAATGACATATATGGACTATTGTATGGCTGCTGCTGTTTGGGATTTGTCGGGTGGCAAAGCTGCATTTACTATAGAACTTAACAACCAATTTATTAGGCCAGCACGTATCACACGTTGGCTCTTTGCTGAAATTAGGCCCACTCGTATCACTGATGTAATTGAGCTCGAAGGTGTAGTCAGGGCCAATGATCCAACTGGTATGATTGTGATGAAAAGTTATGGTAAATTTACTTTGCCAAAAGAGTTAAAAATGCTTGACAATGACGAGTAAGTTTGCTATAATAGTCACATACGCTAACAACAGCAACTAAGGAACATATGAAAATCAATTTACGCAAGGCCAGTGTGGTCCAGCAAACAATCCAAGATGAGATCAAGCGTCTTGGTACAGAGAGCTACACTCTCAAAGTAAGTCTGTTTGAAACAGACATTGAAGCTCGCCTTAACGAGCAATTGGCAAAAGTGCGTGAGAACCATGCACACGCAGGTCGTTTGATGAGTGCAAACCGATTCCTGCGGGCTGTGGTAGCTCGAAAGAATGCCGAAGTTGGCATCACTGACTACTTGGCTGAAGAAGCTATGTTAGGTGCTGCAGAAACACGATTGAAGTCATTTAGCGAAGCTAGTGTTCGCCAAGCATTAGATAGCTTGGTTGCAGAAATTGAAAGCCGCCGTACTCCTGGTAGCGATCGCTCCAGCATTTACGGTCGTGAATACACCGTTGACGTAAACGTGGTTCCTGCAGAAGCAGTGGCCGAAGCTAAAAAAGAATTGGAAACAATCCGACGACGTCGACGCAAGATCAAGGACGAGATGGTATCCATCAATGTCCGTACAGAGTTTGAAGTACCTGAACAGGTAGCACTTGTGCTAACTGAGCTCGGGCTAGACTAAGACTGCCACACTTAGTCCAGGGTAGGGAATGAAAATATTTCATCGATTACTCGATGAAACTATTGGCTTAGTCTGAACAACTAAACTAAAATTGTCTTGCTTAGGCATTAAAAATTATATTGATGTTTGATGTAATGCCTAAGCAAAAGACCCATGTTTGACGTTTGCTGTTTGATATTTGCTATTTGACTATTTTCATTTCGTCCCTGCTTCGTGGCACTATATGAAGAAAATATGGAGATTATGGGCAAAGGCCCTAGGTGAAAAAGCAGGCAATACTGATCAAGAATCAGATCATATTGCTTGCTTTCGTACGATAATTGTGTTAACATACATTATTACAAACTGTTTTATTGTGGCTGGTGTTATCCGGCATTGGTAGGAGCCAATTATGAGTCGTGTAGGTTTTTGTTGCAAGTGGATCAATGATCCCTCAGAAGTAGCAGGCTTAAAGCCCTCGTCAGTAGATCGTGATCTAAATGGTCGCAGTACTACCATGCGTTGGTTGCGCGAACACAAGGTCGAAGCTGAACAACGTCAGTGGGACATTATGAATCATAATGCTCGTGCTGCCTTGCTCTTAGTAGAACGTGTGGCCAGTTTGCCTGCTAATCGTCGCATGGTACGATTAGGTTCAGAAATGCTACAAGGCTATACGCACGATGAATGGATTCCATTCTGGCAGCAGGCTGATGTGCAGGATCACTGTGCTCGAATCTTTGCTCCTGTAGGTGAAGCTGCTCGACGATTAGATGTGCGTCTTAGTTTCCACCCTGGACAATTCTGTGTGTTGGCTTCTGAGAATCCTGGCATTGTAGATCGCAGTATCTTAGAATTCGAGTATCACGCAGATCTGGCACGTTGGATGGGTTACGGTCGCACATTTCAGGACTTTAAAATTAATGTACATATTTCCGGTAAGCAGGGTCCAGCGGGTATCATTGCTGCACTACAACGACTTAGCCCAGAAGCCAGAAACTGCATCACCATTGAAAACGACGAAAACTGCTGGGGCATTGATAGCAGCCTTGAACTGGCCGAACATTGTGCCCTGGTACTTGACGTACACCATCACTGGATCCGTACTGGAGAGTACATTCAGCCCACCGACGATAGAGTTCTACGTGTGATTGATAGCTGGCGTGGTGTGCGGCCAGCTATGCACTACTCAGTCAGCAGAAAAGATGTGTTGGTTGGTCATGCCACAGATGTGTTGCCGGACATGGCTGCACTGTTGGCACAGGGCTACAAAAAGCAAAAGATGCGGGCACATTCGGACTTTTACTGGAATTCAGCAGTGAATGATTGGGCAGCTACTTTCAGCAATCAATTTGATATTCAGTGCGAAAGCAAAGGCAAGAACTTGGCCAGTGGTGAATTTGCAAAATTAGTGAATGGTCACTAATTCCCCCTAAAACTATTAAAACGGACTACATTGATGTTGCACCGCAGCATATATATGTTAGTACAAACCACTAATGGTTTATACTGAGATGGTGCTCATTAGAGGCCTCTTACAATTCGCTTTATTAAGGAAAACATCATGTTCGCAGAAATCACAAAAACTTTCGAATCAAATCAACAATTAGCCAAAGACTTGGCCACTAAGCTAACAGCAGCTTCAATTGAATTTACAAAAACACTAACAGACGTTAATACACGTTTCGCTGACACATTCAAAGCACAAGCCACAGAAGCTTACAAAAACTTAGAGTCATTTAAGTTTCCAGGCTTTGACGCTTACTCTGCAAAGACAAGTAAGAAGTAATATCATGTGGGTCAGAATTAAAAAATTCTTTGCCCGTATGTCTAACCAGTCTTCAATGGACTGGTGGGATGAACAATATCTAAACGCATCACAAAATGTTGCAGATTTAGAATATCGTCAAAGACAGCTCCTACAAGGTTTTGCAAGAACAAGGGGATATAAATGAGACTACTTTTATCTAAATTGTCTAAGTTTTTAACTGGCCTGCATCAAATACGTACAGCAACAAGCCTGGCAAGAATGGGCAAATATACTCAGTCCAAGGAAGTAATCTTAGCCAAGTAATTTGCTAATAAAGTAAAGCCCCGCAAGGGGCTTTCTTATGACTGCACTAAATAACATTGATGAAAATAAAAGATATACTCGAAGCAAGTGGATACATTCCTCGTAATGCCAAAGAAGCAAAGGATCCGCGCTGGAGTAGTAGCTTGACAGTTGACGTACACACAGATACAATGCGTAAGCAACTTGCTGCATTTTTTCCTACAACTGCACCCATTGATGGGCAAGTACAAATAGAAGAAACAAATACAATCATGACAGATAAGCAATTAAACGAAGGCCAAGGCAGCATAAATGTTGAAACACAATATGATATCAGCCGTATTCAAAAGTTGGCCGGATTGGCCAATAGCTCTACTGTTGCTGGTACACCAGTAGCAGAAGCAATTAACGACGATATTGACGGTGATAAAGCACGTGAAGTAGCAGCTGAACTAGAACAACAAGTTGAGCAGTTGACTCGAGTACTTGATGAAATTGAACAAACTATCAAATTTAACTTGCCAAGAGAATATGCAGGCATGAAGGATTACACAATTGCACATATCAAAGCTGCAATTGGTGGATATGGTTATGCAGAAAATCGCATGTCAAAGTCTTTTGCCAGCTTGATTGAATACTTGAATGAGTACGGCGACGAGGGTGAAGACACATTGTGAACAACTATCGCATAACTGCCGCATCATTTAATCCACCGGGTAATAATCCCGGCGTACCTGATGCGTATGTTGATCCAGCAACACTAAAACAGCACGGTGTGTTTACTACTGCTGAGCCAGCATGTACCGTTGCAGTACTCCCAGCATTGCCTAATTTGGGCAAGTATCAAAAAGATAACAACATTAAACCTGGCACAGAAGCGTGGTTCAAATTATGGGGACAAGGGATTGCAAGATGAGCGATACTACAGAAACAATCAAAGAAGAACCGTTACAAGAGCCAATTCCAAATCCAAATGTATATTTGGTGTATCCCGAAGATGATGGCTCAGATCGTCCTTGCAACCCATATAGCCAAGTTTAATTATAGCTTGGTATAAACAAAGTACAATCTATCATTGGCATCTTTCTTAAAGGTATCTAACGAGAGATTGTACTTTTCAGCAAACTCATTTACAACTTCAAAACTCCACGGGAATATATCTACATAAGGACCAGTCTTATGTGGGATTCCTGGATTAGCACGTAGATAAAACTTACCGCCTGGCTTCAATAAATCAACACAGTGACTAAAACGTGCTTCAATTTCGTCTTTGCTATTAAAGTTAATTGATCCCAGAGCCATAACTACATCGTGGCTAGCAAACTTAACTTTATACTCTAAAATATCAACTTCGTAGTCAGCACAATTGTTATATGGATCAATGCCAATGATGTTTTGTATACGTCCTTTGAATGGGTGGTATCCGCATCCAACGTCTAGAACTTTTTCCGGATTAAGTTTATTAACTTCATCAGCTAATTCCCAACCTGTGTGTTCATAATCGCCAGTGCGTGGTTTCCAAATTTCTCCAAAGAAACGATTGATATAACGTTCGCTTAGATCTGCTGTAATTTCTTTAAGAGTACCAATGTAATCACAAGGTAAACTCAACTCTGCATCTACTGCATCTTTAAATTTACGATACTGGGCAGGAGTCCAAGGTAGATCTTGTACAATAGTGTTTTCGTCCAAAGAAATTTTTGTGTACTTGGGTAAATTAAACGCAAGTTGTAAATTTTTCTGAAGAAGGTTAAAAATTTTGGTGTTCATAGCAATTTTTTGTCTGATTAGGTAAATAATATTTGAAACGTACAAATATATACTAATATATATCGTTTTATATTACCCCAAGGATATCCATATTATGAAAAAATTATTTGCCATACTAGTGGCATTATTTACAGTGTCAGCTTATGCATGGGAGCCAACTAAACCAATTACAGTTATATTTCCAAATGGTCCTGGCGCTGGCAATGAGATATCATTCTTCTTTGCTGCAGACATTGTGGAAAAGAAAACAGGTGTTAAATTTGTAAGAGAGCATCGGGCCGGAGCAGACGGCAACATAGCGATGAATCACTTCAACACAGTACCTGCAGATGGTCATACTGTAGCAGTTCCTGCATGTAACAGTCAATGGATTACTGCTGAAGTTTGGTATCCACAAATGTTAAAATACAACATATATGACTTTGAGCCAGTTGCTAATATTGCACGTAGTCCTTTAGCATTCTGGGCTAATCCTAATAGTAAAGTCAATACGCCAGAAGACTTGATTAGAGAGATACGTGAAAAGAAACGTCCTATTAACTTTGCTATCGGTGGCGGCGGCCACAAATTAGCAGTTGAATATCTGACTACAAAGTTAAATGTACCCGGTGGAGATAAGGTAGAAACAGTTATGTATAAAGGGCCAGCGCAAGCACTATTAGACGTAATGGGTGGTCATGCTGAGTTTGCAGTGACTCCAGTTGGTGTAGGGTATCCATATGTTAAATCAGGTAAACTTAAACTTATTGGTTTAGCAAGTGAAGTACCAATCAAAGGATTAGAATCTGCACCACTAATGAACAAATATGCACCTGGCCTAAACTTATACGGTTGCTGGAACTTGGTATTGCCCAAGAACACTCCGCAAGATATTCAAGATTGGTATCATAAAAACTTTATTCCTGCTATTCGTAGTAAAGAAGCAAAAGAAAAATTTGACGAGAACTTGATGTTTATAACTACCAATGAACATTCGCCGCAGGGCGTACATGCAAGCATGGCGCAACTACGTAGAGAATGGATTTATATTGCAAAGAAGATTAAACCAGAATGAAGTATATATTTGTAGCAGGTGCGCCTGGAAGTAAATGGAGCAGTGTTGTAAAAAACATTTACTACAGCAATAATATTGATCGTACAGACTATTCAGATGAACGTACATATTATCATGACGCTTCTGGAGAACGTCAACTTATGCACTTAGGTGCATATTTTGATCCAGGTATGGAGTTTGGCAAGCATTTACATAGAATGCCTATGTATACCAAAGAGCAATTAGAAAAGGACTTTGATGAAGCATTTACAGGTGAAGGTATTCGCATTATTAAATCACATGTGTTTGCCAATCATATTGATTTTATCAAAGAAACATGGCCTGATTGCCCTATTGTGTTAGTACATCGTCCAGATGATGCGTGTTTAGGATGGTGGGTAAAATGCGGACATTTTAATATTACATATCCGTTATACCACGATTATTATCAAAATTTAGAAACTATGGCTGTTCAAATTAAGAAGCAAAATGCAGGTATTTTAGATGCCTGGTGGAAATATGACGGTAAGTATGTTATAGATAACAAACAATTAGCCGACGCATTAAAGATTGAAGTTCCTGAAAAAGACTATCAAGATTATGTTAAATCTGACGTAAGGATAAAAGTAATATGAAAAGCAGTTGGGACTCGACTGTAGGTCGAACACAGTATCACTTTGATACAAAAATAAATGATCCACGGTTTGATACTGTTATTAAATTAGGCCATATTGTACCAAATTGGCAACATCAACTTGAAAAAATTATCAATGATTCTAATCCAGCAAGTTGGCGCACACGCGGAGATCCAACAAAGCCAAGTCGTCCAGAAGAAGAATTATCATCTGAAGAATACGATTTAGAACGTGCTGGCTACGATAAGGATGCCAAGGTAACCAACTTAAACTGGGCTATTCCTGATAATTTACAAGCCATTGCTGATGCATTTGGGTTGGATGACAGTATGACTCGTATCCACGTGCAACACCCGGGACAAGTGTGGAACTTACACTTAGACAAATTAGAAAAGTGGAATAGAGAAGATCCGACTACTGTGGCTAGATTCATGATCCAATTGACAGACTGGCAACCAGGACACTTTTGGAGTTATGGTAATTACTTGTTTACTGGATGGAGTGCTGGTGATGTAACTACATTTGATTGGCAAAATGTTCCGCATAGTACTGCCAATGCCGGGCATACTCCCAGAGTAACGTTACAAGTAACCGGAATACTTACCAAGAATACCCAAGCATACTTAGACAAGCTAAATAAACTTATATAAAGAACACCTACCTTAGGTTCCGTTGTCGTTAACGGTCAGCCCCCGGGCAAGCGTCCGATTAGTCACCGTAAGTGACCGGCGTAATTACACTGCTGGGCCATAATAAACTCAGCGCCGGATTAAGTAACCGGCAACCTCACTCTTCTGGTTGACAACTTGCCTGTAATGCAGTATAATAAGCGTATCAACAGAAGGATCAATCTTGTCAATGCACCTCCATCACCCCGGCCTTAGTACCACTGGCAAACGTAAGGGTAAACAAAAGTTTGCAAGCGCGGCCCATGCACAAGCGGCTCGCGATTTAGATGCGTCATGGAAAGAATTATGCAAGCGACAGGGCGTCGAAGAAGAAGAGCGCAAACGTAAACGAGCAATGAAAGCTGAACCACTTGTTTACTCGCTAGCGGTCCCTGCAGATCGCAGTAACTCTCACATTAAAAGTTTGAATAGTGGTGCTGGAGTTGCAGTACTCAAACCGGTGCAGGTCTACACTGGCGACAAAATGATTGGTATTGGCCAGCTTCATAAATCTAATGCTGTACCAGTATTCAGAGATGAGGATATTAAAGATATTGCAAGGATGCGAAGATGAGCTTAGAATCCAAAGAACTCTCAGATAAGATTACAGAGTACCTATTCGTTGGCGGCTTGTTCAATCCAGAACTTATGGATCATGCGGCTGTAAGAGATTTATTAATTGAGATTCGAGACTACCTAAGAGTGATAACATGAAAACAATGCTTGCAATATTCGGGGGTTTTGTAATTGTGCTGAGTATATTGGGTACCGTTGGCATTGGCAACTTTGTTCTAATCTATGGTCCAGACAAAATTACCTGTACCAAGGATGCAACATGAACGAACGAATTAAAGAACTAATTAATCTAAGCGGTATTGAAATTCGAGAATACTATGATGAAAATGGGTCTACCACTGCTGAATTGCAGAAGTTCGCTGAGTTGATTGTATTTGAATGCGTTA